GACCGCGATCAGGTAGCGATTCTCAGGATTGACCAAGATGCGCTGGATGTCCGTGGGCGCGTTCGTCACCAGCGTGGCGCGCGAGTTCGGTCCGTTGGTCTTGTCCCACCAGTACAACTCGCCGTTGGTGTAGCTGGCCACCAGATCCTCGCCCCAGTTGTCCAGCGACCAAGTACGCATCTTCGCCGGCACGCCAGTTCCGACTGCTCGAGCTGTGCCGTAGGTACCCTCGCCGTAGTCTCCAGTGCCGTATCCCAGCAACTCGCCGTTCTCTGCGAGGCCACAAGAGATGTCGTACTCAATCGTGGTCGAGCCGCCGCCGGTCGCGCTGCTGGTTGCGTTGGATGCTGCGGTGATCGTGTAGCTGTCAGGTGTCAGCACCGCCACGATGGTGTACGCACCTGAGATCGTGAGGCCACCCACCGCGCTGGTGGAGTACACCGTGATGTGGTCGCCATCGTTCGCGCGATGATCGATGTCGGCGACCGTGACGATTGCGGAGCCGTTCGTGGTCGTGAAGGGATCAACGATGTTAGAGGCTTTGCGAAGCGGGGTGATGTCCGAGAGCATCCCATTATTCACCAAGTACAGCTTGCACTGCGTACCTATCGCGATCCACTGCTGCGTGTCCAAGGATGACCAGTCATGCAGCGCGCGGGCGACGCCGATATAGACGCCGCCGTTGGCGCCGGTCAGCGTCTGGCGCTCCCATCCACCGAGCTTCTCCGGAGCGCCTTTGTGGAAGCGGACACGGTTTCCGTCCTTCCAACGCCCAAGCGCATCTCGATCCGCCAGATTGGTTACATAGCCTGGCGCGAATACGATATCAGTCAGCTTGGATTCTCGTGGACCGGCCATCGCTAGCTCACAATGCCTTCCACATTTGGACTGCCGCTGCCGCTCAGGAACGTGATGCTGCCGCCACCCAACTCTATCGCCTTGCCGGCTGCACCGCCGAGGCCACCCGTAGCTCCAGCACCATCCGTCGCAGCGGCAGTTCCAGCAGTGGCCCAATCTCCACCGGCACCGCCATTGGCAGCGGTTGCTCCGCCTGCTGTAGTTGATGCCCCGCCAGCTCCGAACGTGCCATTAACGCCGCTGCTACCGTCGATGCCCTGGCCCGCACGCAACTCATTGACCGATCCACCATCACCGCCATCTGAACCACCCGCTCCGCCTCCGCCTCCGCCACCGGCAGCCTCGCCACCATTCGATGTTATTGAGCCGGCACCACCACCTCCGCCTCCGCCTCCGGCGTAGATGTGCCCGTTGGCGTTGGTCACGTTAAACGTGACCCCACTACCTGGTCCGCGAATTGCCGTACCACCAGGGTACCCTGGAGTGGGGCCTGTGTTCCATCCGAAATTCCCAGAACCGCTTACGTGCGCTCCGCTGCCGCGCCCCCCCCTTCCGCCTTTGCCGATCACATATCCGAGATTGTAGAGGTTCAGCGTAGAGCCGCTGGGCAGACTGCTAGAGCAATCCAAAGCATACGAGCCAGTCGAGCCCGCTTGCAGTACAACGCCCTGTGCGATCGTGAGGTTGACGGTGGCCGCAGAGCCGACGGTGCCGAGACGGGCCGCGAGGTTCACATCAATCTCGTTACTGGTGATCGTGACGTTGTAGGTGGCACCCGATGCCGCTGCGATGGAGCCGAAGTGCCCGACGATCCACTTCGTCAGCGCGGAGTCGTAGAACATCATGAACAGATCGATGGCGCCAGGCGATGGAGAGAGCGTCGGCGACAGTCCACTTTCGAATACAAACACCGAATTCCACGTCAGCGTGCGGCTGCCGGTGCCATCCTGGATCACCATGAGAACGATCGGCTGACCATCAACAACGTTCGTTGGCGCCGCCATCACGCGGTTGCCGGTGAGCGTGAGCTTCTGGTGGTTGCCGACAGAGGCATCAATGGTCGTGGTTGGCGCTTCCGTCACCGTCACCCATGGGCTCGACCAGCGATCCTGGTAGATGTTCTCGACATCCCGGCGTGCGAACACGGTCGAATCCAGGCCATCCAGAGTCGTGGCATCCGATGCTTGCGCGGAAGGCGTGAAACAATTCGTCCCATCGCACCACACGAAGCGCTTCTCGCCGTTGGCGATCGTGGCCGTGGTCGTAGACCCTGAGTAAGTCATGATGATCGACTGCCCGCAGGCGTTGTCGACCAGGTAGAACTTCTTGGTGACCGTGCCCGGCACCGTGACCGTGACCGTGCTTCCGGGTGCGCCGGTGAAGCGCAGGCAGAAGGAACGCGAGTCTGCATCCACTCCGTTCGCGAGCGCTGGCAGCGAGTACGTGGTACCGCTCAACACGATGGCCGACTGGCCGGTGATCGCGTCATCCAGCAGGTTCAGTGCATCCGCGTTGAGCACTGAGCCCCATGTATTGTTGTACGCGCCGGTCTGAGGCAGGCGAACTTTAACGTTCGTGGTGAATGTATCGGCCATTTCTTACTCCACCGTCTTCGCTGCGTGTTTCGCGGGCGAATAATCCCCGACCCTTATGCTGTTGCGCAGCTCCGCGCGCGCTATGTTCAGCTTCTCATCGTACTGACCCTTGATGTCCGCGAATCGATCATCCGCTTTGAGCCAGTTCTCCGCTTCCATCAGGCACGCGAGGAAAAGCACATCGCCTACGTTATCCCCAAGCCACGTATTCTGAGTGCCCGAGGCTAGCCCGGTGGGTCGCTTGATGAACAGGGATTCCGCCGTGCCGGTCGCGTTCGGTGTGGGCACGACCATCCACTGCGTGGCGCTGTACTCGCAGTAGTACCGCGGCACACCAGTTGTGGCCGGCGTCGGCGCCAATGCATTGCAGAAGTCGCGCGAGCGTTGCAGCAGCGGCGTCTTCGTGCCCGAAGTGATCAGCCACAGCGTGCGCGTCTGAATAAATCCGGTCGGCTTGGTGAGAAACCTGCTGCCGCTGGTGACGACGATGGCGCTGGCCGTCTCATCGAAGATCTCCATATTGAGATCGCGCACCAGCCGCAACTCGCCCATGTCGATGATCTTCGGCAGGTCCGCCGTGTACTCATCGTTATCTTCAACCGGCCATGACTGCAGCGCGGCGCGCAGCTGGTTGTATGTGAAACCTTCCATCTCAGGTCACCGCCACGGTTTGCGAGTTGGAGCGTGTCGCCCGGCTGAACGCATCGACCGCTTCGACATGGTACGCATAGCTGCCGATGGACAGATTCTCATCCAGATACGTAAGCGGGTTGGACGTGATCGCTGCGAACTCATCGCGCTCTACCTCCAGTGTCGCAAGCGTCGCCTCAATGCCGCCGTTGTCGGCGCGCACGACGCGATACGCCGTGATGATCGAGTCCCCGACGGTCGATGCGGTCCACGACAGCGAGCCGTCGCCACTCACCAATGAGGCCGCGAGCACTGGCGCCGTCGGCCCGCCAACCTCCGGGGAGGGATGCCACAGCGCCTGCGGATCGCTCACAGGGATCAGGCGTTCCTGCGGGTGCTTCACGTCGTAGCAGTCATCGCAGACTCGTAGCCAGCTGATTTGGCCATCAAACACCAATTCGCGCAGCAGAAAGCGGAGTCCGCATTTTGCGCAGATCCCCCATGCAAGCGATCCCTTGGCGTAGTTCTGGCCCATGCATCACGCAGGTCGCTGCTTGCCTTCGGTCATGAGTTTGTTCAGTGCGGCGCTGGCCGCTGCCTGTTCTTCCGGAGTTGCGTTATCAGCCAGCCCCCGCAACGGATTACCTAGCGGAAGGTCCGCATGAGACATGCTATTCAGCGCGACACCATCACCGGCAAGAAAATCCCTGTTCGCCTGCTCGACCTTGTCACCCAGCGGATTCGGATTCGATGGCGTGCCAGCGACGAAATCAGCGTTGGCCTGCTGCACCTTGTCGCGCGCCATGTTGTCAGGTCCGCCCACCATCTTGCGTTCGTGTTCAGCCACCTTCAGCTCCAATGCCTGAATCTTTTGCTTCCGCGCTGTGTTCTCTGCGTTCAATGCGTGAATCTGTTTTTGATGGGTGTCCTGCTGCAATTTGCCGCGCTCCACGGATGCTTGCGATGTGAATGCAACCTCTATTGTGGTGCCAGCGCGCAGCAACTCCGCAACGTAAGCCAAGTCCCATTCGCCAGCGTGTTCCTGAAGAACGCCATGCGCATCCACATAGCGACTGCTGACGTAATCGAACAGTCGCTCACCCTCCAGCCCGAATCGTGGCTTTGCATTGATCATCGTTATCTCCTACCGCGTGTGTTGAAGGACAGCCTGAACTGCGTGTCGGTGCGATCGCGATCCTCGTTGACGGCATCCCCGAGCACCCCGCCCAACTTGCTTGGGTCTGAGCCGCGATAGTACGTCTGCAGCATGCCCCAGTCTGCGGGTTTGTACTTCTGCGCCAACCGCGCGGCGAGGCCCGCCACGAAGGCTTCCAGGAAGTGAGGTGGCATCTGCAGCGTGTTGGCCATCTGGCCTGGCTGGGAGATCTGCCGCATGTAGTCGAACACGATGGAGTCTGTGGAGTTCTCCGGTGTGCGCCAGACGTAAACGGTCGCGAGGTTGTAGCGCCGATCCACGAAGTAGCGGTCCGGCCGCCCGGTCCCTGTCTTATCCGCCATCTCCAAGTACTCACTGCGGCTCATCCGGTTGATCGGGATATCGACCCCGGACCGACGCAGCACCGCATCAAAGATGTCAAGGCCCCCGGTGGGCAGGCTGAAGCTGGCAACACCAGTCGTCGTCAACTGCGTGGCGCGCTCGATCATCCACTGCCGCACGCCGATGGTGCTCCACTCGGAGTTCAGCATGTACTTGACCGAGCGCAGGGCAGAGGCAATGTGCTCCTGACCGATGGCTGACGGTGCAATCTTCGGCCCGCGCTCGAAGGCTTCTTCGAAGTGCTCGGCCAGATCCGGATCGAAGTACGTGTAAACAGCGGAGATGGTCATGTGTTCGCCTTCAGTGCGACCGCGATGGTACGCGCAAGCAGCGGCTGGGTTTGACCACTGATGGTGATGGTGCTCGCTGCTATGTTGGCTGCGGTCGTTTGCAGGCGAGTGTAGACCGCAATCGACTGATTATTGCCAGTGATCGTGGACTGGAATGCGCGCTGCGTCCACGCACCATCGCCATTGGGGTTGTACGCGCCCATAGAGGTGCAGTCGGCTTGGTAGATCACCATCAGGACGATCAGGCAATTGTCCTGCGTCACCGTGATAGCGGGCGTCAGGATCGGCGTTGAGTTGTTCGCGCCCGTCGTGCTCTTGTGACCGGCAACATGCAGCAGAGCTGAGATCGGCAACTCCGCGCTACGCAGCAAGATCGTGAGCGCCTGCAGCACATCTCCAGCAGCAGCACCGACAGGCACAAGGGTAGGTGGACCCTCCGCCGCGGTGAGCACCTTACCAAAAATCCCCAAGGGCTCCTGGCCATTGAAGCCGAAGCTGTCGATCAGCGTGTAACCGCTGCAGGTAAGTGACCGACCGCTCTGATGGGCTCGCAAGAATCCCATCACCAGCCCAACGTCATCGGCCTGTGGCGTTGCTCCGTACGCCGGGGTGACTGCGGCAGCATCGTTCTCAGCTACGGATCCGGTGGCGACGTACACGATAGGACCCGTGCCGCCCGGATCTGGAATTGGATCACTACCAGATCCACCATAAGGATTCGTGGTATTGGTCGAATCGAGCCGATGATTTCTGATCCACCACAGGATGCCTTGAGAGACGCCATCGCCCCACTGTGTGGCGGGTGTGCTGTCTGGCCCGCGCCCTGGCAGATTGTGGTACCACGGCCAGTGCGTTGGCCGCATGTTCACGTGACCATAGGACGGGTCGTTCCATATCTGCTCTGGGGTGAAATTCCCCAAGTACCCACCTATCTCAGTACCATCCACCTGCGCGAATCGCGGTACTAGCCCGCGGTAATCGGTCAGCGGACTGCCATCGATACCCAAGTAGATATCAGCATCATCGAACTGCCGCTCATCTCGCGGCATCGTGTCTGGGCCGCCAATCGAGATCTGCTCATCGACGCATGCATCCACGAGTGATTGCATAATCGCCGTGTTGCCAAGGTAGTTGGTTGAGATGTTGACTGGAGTGCGGCGGCCAGGAAATGCACCAATCGCTTGCGCGAAACGCTCGTATTGCACGCCGTGATCGGCGGCGCTGTAGCCAACACCAAGCGCCCCCACCGCAGTTTCTCCGGTGACCAGCATCTCCAGGCGATCATCGTCGTCAAACTCTGTGAGCAGCGCCGTGTAAAGCGCGATCTTGCGGTCCATCGCCACAGCTTCATCATCATTGAGGGCTACGGTCAGATCCCCTGACCATGCAGTGCCACCGGTGTAGAAATACGGGCCGCTGCCAACACCGTCCAGGTAGGCCGGGAACATGCCGTGAGCGTCGGTTTGCACGCCGCCGCCGAATAACTGCTCTCGAATCGCGAGGATGAATTTTTTACCTGGCGGCAGCGCATCCAGATAGTCATGGATCAACGCCAAGTTGTAGACGTCCTCAGCGGTCTCGATATTCTTCCAACGCAGCTTTGCGAAGAACCCGACCAAGTTCGCTTCGTTGGCGAAGTCCGCCATCAGCGCTTGCTTGTCCGCATCCGTCCCACCGCCAGATCCCTGATCGAACATCAGGTAGTGGCCAGGGGTGTACTTGAACGGAGAAGTCACCGCCCCGGTTTGGATTGACCGCTTGGCGATGAGAATGGCCATCAGTTCACCAACTTCTCGATGCTCTCGTAGACCGACACCTCCGCCGTGCCGATGTCCATCACCTCATCAGATACGTTCGAGCCGCCCACGCTCGAGAATCCCGGTGCCGTGGCCAGAACCACGATGGCGAAGTCGTTGGAGTCAGCTGTGTCGGTGTTCTCATCCTCTGCCGTGATGGAGATCGGGAAGAACGTGCCGATTTGCGTCGGCGTGCCGCTCAACACGCCAGCCGAACTCAGCGACAGCCCGGTGGGCAATGTACCGTTGATCGTAAACGTCAGTGCCAGATCACTCTGGAAGCGCGGCGCAAAGTTCCGGGGCGACATCGCCTGATCCACCGTCAGCGTAAGCGTCGCGATGTTCGGACCAATGAAGGTGGCCGGCTGGTCCCCGATGGTCCCGAGCATCCCAAGATTTTGTAGCAGCGGTAGCAGCATCACCCAACCCCAAGCAGCATGATATTTGGCTGGTCCGCGACAGCCTCATCCGCCACAAACCACGCCATCGTGCGCCACTCGATCGTATCGGCCTCGCCTCGGTACTCGATCGCACCGCTACCATCAGTCGGACAGATGAGGCACTCGAAAATCGAGTTGATGGGAAACGTGAGCCCCGAATCGCCCGCGGCGCGCAGCGCGGCTGAATTGGTAGTAGAAGCTTTGTCTGCGACGACGAACACGAAACTCGCGGCCGCATTCGAGGCTGGATACGCGCGCCACGTGTCGTCATTGGTGGCTGATTCAGCAGCAGGTACATCAGCGTCGATAAACTCGATGCCACCGGTCATGTAGCCGAGGATAGAATTCGCCTGCGCGGTCCTGAAATTGGCTACCCGTGATCCATCAAGTGGCACGATCGCGGTGCCATTGATCACATTGGTGTATGCGCCGCTTGCCCCTGTAGGCCGCCAGCGGCCCGCGAAGTCATTGAAGATCGCCGCTACGGCGCCGCCGGGAATACTGGCGGACATGTCACGGTCCAAATCGACATTGCCCGTAGAGGTGATGGTAGGCAGCGCGTCGGCATCAAAAAACACCGTTTCTGCGCCGGTGAACCCGAGGATCTGAATCGGCGTACTGGCCGGCGTCTCCGTATAGATATCGATCGTGTTGCCAGCGCCCAGCGGGCAGATGATCGACCGAATCTCGCGAGTGCAGTCAGCCAACAACAACGGCGTTGTCGTACCGGGCACTCTGACGCCCAGCCAGTTGGCCGAGGAGCTGGTGTTCTGCGGCCATAAAATGACGCCCGTCGCGCCCGGCGGCACCGTGACGAAAGAGTCGAGGTCGACGTCTTCGTTCCACGTGCCGATGTCGTCCGTCGTGCCCGAGGCGGACAATCCGGTGATGGTGGTGCGGGTGACGCTGGACCAACTCATGTGATGGTCGCCACTTTGGACACCGCGCCCGAAGAGGCTCGCATGTAGAGGCATTTACCAGAGAGCGCGGCGCCGAAAATACCAGCCCTGAATTCGAGCGTCGCTACGTTGCCGGACCATGTGAGTGGGATCTGCACCTCCTGATTGTGCTGATCATCTGTCTCCCACGAGGTAGTGTCAGTGAGCCAGAATGACATCCACTCGTCATCAACGTAAACCGCGTCGATGTTCAACCTAAAAGAAGTTAGCGCCCACGCGGATTGCTCTTGTGGGAAGAAAAATCGCCGGTATTTACTCGGTGACGCGCCATCGTACGCAACGAATGGATTGTTCACGTTGGCCAACTCAAAGCCCTGATCACCAATAGTCACCGAAGTATCGGCGTTGTTCACCGTCCCGTGCAGCAAGCGACCGTGCTTGGTCCGCCACTCATTTTTATGCAGTCCAAAATTACCGCCGACATTCCAGGTGCCGCTACCCGGAGCCTCAGAGTTCGATCGTGGATTGCCGTCGGGGCCGGTATCTCCGCCGACAGCCTCGAAGATATAGTCAGAGACCCCGAAGCCCGAAAATCCCGACCAGATGCGCCAGAATTTGTTATTGAATAACGAGCCGGCGGCAAACGCCTCATCGCCCGCAAAATTAAATCGCTGGCGCGACCAGTACTGCATCCGATCTTCGGTATCCACGACGAACGGGCCGGCCATCGCGCTCTGGCTCGTACCTTGATACGCATACTCCAGCGAGTGCTGGCGGTTGGGTGCAACTTGTGATTCGACGATCGTCGAGTGCTCGAAGCCGCCGCTGTACGTGCCACGGCTCGCAGCGTGCAACGTGGTCGTGCCACTTTTGCCGAAATCGTAAAAGTACAGTGGGCCAGCGCCGCCGGGTTTAGTACCAACGCTGGCGCCGCTGACGGTGATGATTTCTCCATCGATCGCATCGCCCGTCACCGAAAAGCCACTAGCGGGAATGAAGTCGCCGGCTGTAGCCGAGCGTTTCACTATCAACACGCTCATTTAGGTGTAATCGACGTTGAAGAATAGCTCGTTTGCTGCCAATACCGTGGCGTCGTTGTCAGCCACTGCGGCGCTCGCACGAATGCCAATGCCGGTGGGGAAGTCCTTACCTTTTGGAAACTGCACCACGAAGCCAGCGCCAGCTGCGTTGCCGGGGATGATGCCGCGCCACAGGATGTTCGCGGTATCGCCCGTGCCAGGTGCGCCGGTCTGGTTGTACAAGCGCACGAAACGCGCGGCTGCATTCACGTTAAAGACCTGCAACGAATGTACTTTGCCAGCGCTCGCCTTGATCACGGCGCTCAAAACTGCGGCCGCGGAGATGGATTGGTAGCTCGAAGCGCCGCCCGCAGCGTGTGCGTACTCGGTGACGATCTGTTTGCGATCCAGCGTCATCCGCGCGGCGCCGATATCTCCCTCATCGACCGAGTCAGGGGATGTCTCATCAGCAAAGAAGCCAGCCGGATTGACGCGCGAAGTCGCGGGCGTGAAAGCCGCGTCGTCAGCGATCTCATTGGTGTTGTGGACCCACAGGCCACCATCGCCCGCCATGTTCAGCGAGCTGTAGTCGCCATCCGTGGTGTTGCCAACGATATTGGCGTCACGTCGCACCGCAAGACTCAGCACGCCAGTGTCGCCGGAGGTGTGCGGGGAATCCTCGTTCTTGCCCAGCGCTGTCGCGCCACTGCCTGGGATGAGCGAATCAACCTGCACCGCAAACGTGCCAGCGTTATCGACCGTCAGCGATCCTGAGTTGTCGGTGATCGGCACCGCGACGCCAGAGGCGTTCACGTACACCCGGCCGGCGCTGTCGGCCTTCACCATGCCGTAGTCGCCATCGGCTGAGGTGGAGCCGGTGATCGAGTCCTGACGCACCACCAGGATGGCCACCCCAGTGTCCCCGCTCGCCGCCGCCGCATCCTCAGCCTTACCTAGATTGGTGGCCGCCGTGCCAGGAACGATGGAGGTCGTGATGCTGGCGATCGAGCCGATGGTGGCCGAGCCAGCCGCTAGAGCGGGCAGGGTAGCGACATCCACATCCCCGATGTTCTGGGTACCCGCCGGCAATTCGCCGGTCTGAGCGACCAGGAGCGCGCTGGAGGCGTTCACGTTGGCCCCGCGCTCATTGCCCGCCGCGTCGCGCAACGTCGAATGCAGGCTACGGTTGGCGGACATCCGCACCACCCCACCGTCTCCCTCGTTCACGCTGTCAGGCGTCACATCATCGAACAGGGCGCCCATCGGGGTGATGCTGGTCGTACCGACGGTGAAGGCCGCATCGTCAGCCATCGCCGTACCACCCGAGCCGGCGCCTGAGATGATCGCCACCTTGAGCGAACCGTCCGCATCGATCGCGAAGGGCGAATAATCCCCGTCCGCGGAGACGAATGTGGTGTTGGCATCGCGGCGTACCCCCATCACGAAGTAGCCGGTTGCACCAGAGGAGTGCGCCGCATCCTCCGCGAACGTGCCTGGCGCGGTCAGGACATCGACATCCCCGATATTGTTGGTCCCGGCCGGCAGCGCCGCGTCGATGGTGGTCGACGTATAGAGCCTTCCGGAGGCGTTGACGTTGAGGGTGGAGTAATCCCCATCCGTACCCGATCCCACCGCTGCCGTGTCGCGGCGGACCGCCAGGGCCATGGTTCCGGTGTCTCCGCTGGCAGCCGCGGCGTCCTCCGCGTACTGAGTGCCCGCTGTCCCACCCGTCACCCGCAGGGCGCCAGTGGAGTCCACCGACAAGTTGGCGAAGTCCCCATCGGCCGATACGCCAGAGCTCGCGCTGTCCCGGCGCACGGCTAGGACCGCGATGCCATCCTCACCACCGGAGGAGGCAGAGTCTTCCGCAATCGAGTTCAGGCCATTGGAGACTTCCACCCACAGAGCGCCGGTGGAGGTGGTCCGTAGGGGCACGTAATCCCCCTCCACTGGCGTCAGCGTGGACAGGGCATCGTCTCGCACCGCCAGGATGGCCACGCCGGTATCAGTGGCGCCTGCCGCAGAATCAATTGCCTTGCCCGAGTTGGTGGCGCCCGTACCTGGCACGACGGACAGCACGTCCACGTCGCCAATGTTGTTGGTGCCGGCAGGAATCGCCGTGTCCAGTGTCGCGGAGGTGTACAGCCTGCCGCCAGAGGACAGGTTCAGCGTCGCGTAATCCCCGTCCGCACCCGCGCCGGAGGCTGGGGTATCCCGGCGCACGCCCAGCGCCATGACGCCGGTGTCGCCGGACGCATGGACCGCGTCTTCTGCTTTGCCCAAGTTCGTCGCCGCAGTACCCGGCACCACAGCCGTCGTGATCGAGCTGACCGCGACCGTCCCGTCAATCGTGAGGCTACCGGCCCCATCATCGATCGAGATAGTCGTACCGCCGTCCGTGACCGCCAGGAAGCCAGAGGCATCGATGTTCAGGCCCCGCTCGTTCCCCGCGGCGTCGCGAATCTGCACGTACAGGTTGCGGTTGGCCGACATTCGGACAACACCGCCATCCCCCTCATTGACCGAATCGGGGGTGACGTCATCGAAAAAGCCAGCAATTGGGGTGACGCTGGTGCTCGCAGGCGTGAACGCTGCGTCATCAGTCATTGCCGTGCCGCCGGATCCTCCGCCGGCCACGATGTTGACGCGCAGTGCATCGTTCGTGTCATCCATCGCTGAGTCGCCCAGCGGCGTGCGCATGGAGGTATACAGCGAGCGCGTGGCCGTCATGCCCACGACACCGACATCACCGGAATCCACCGCATCCGTGGTGACGAAGCCCATGATCGGCGTGCCTGAGCCGACCGCGGCCGTGAAGGCGCCATCGTCAGTCGAAGCCGTGCCCCCGGAGCCCGCTCCGGAGATGATGGCGACCTTCAGGTTACCGTTCGCATCTACCTGGAACGGGGCGTAATCCCCATCGGTGCCCACCAGTGTGGTGTTCGCGTCGCGACGCACGGCCAGCACCTGTACGCCCGCGTCCGCAGAGACGTGCGCTGAGTCTTCCGCGAACGTCGCCGGCATCGTGACGATATCGACGTTGCCTATGTTGTTGTCGCCCGCAGCAATCGACAGCACGTCGATGTCACCGATGTTGTTGGTGCCAGCCGGCAGCGCAGCGTCAATGGTGGCGCTGGTGTACAGGCGGCCCGAAGCATTCACGTTCAGCGTCGAATAGTCGCCGTCGGTCCCAGATCCTACTGCGGCGGTATCGCGCCGGACCGCGAGCGCTGCCACTCCTGTGTCGCCCGAGGCATGCGCCGCATCCTCAGCCTTGCCCAAGTGGGCGGCCGAGGTGCCAGGCGTCATGGAAGTCGTGATCGAGGATACCGCCAAGGTGCCGCTCACCGGCTGCGTGACGCCCGAGCCATCCACCGTGACCGTGTTCGAGACCGTGACCGCGCCATCGATGGTGATCGAGCCACCGCCGTCCTGGATCGTCAGCGTGCCGTCGACCGTGATCGAGCCGCCACCATCATCGACCGTGATCGCGCCGCCGGCATCGGACATCGGCAAAGGCGCTGCGTTGCTCAGTGGCGTCATCACGCCATCGGCACCGGTTGCGAGTTTTACGATCTGGTACTTGACGCCGCCGACATCATCTGTGCCGATCGTGTCGCCGCCAGTCCCGCTATTGAGAACCGTATTGTCTGCGATGGCTGCAAATCCTCCGCGTTATGCGCCGCGATGGCCGGCCTGAATCAACTTCAGGGTCGCGGTCCCGGTCCCCGCAGAGGTGTGCAGGCGGATCGCACGCACGGGAAAGGCGTAGTTGCCGTCTTCGTTGGCCGATAGATCTGCGACCGATGGGTGATCAAACCAATCGGCCGTTCCAGCATCGAAGTCATCGGCCCATATGTCATCGAAGGTGTGTTGGACGGTGTACGTGATCGTGCCGTCGACGATGACGCCAAAGCCCACCTGGAAGGGATTGCGGATGGTGTCCATGGGCTGCGGGAGACTGTCCCCCACGCCCGTCACGGATACGGTAATCGGTCTCACGCTGCACGCTCCTCAAAAAGCTGGAAGCGGGGGCCGGACTCGAACCGGCGAAAACCAGCTTATGAGACTGGTGGCATAGACCGCTCGCCCACCCCGCTACCAATTAACCGTCGTACTGGTCGACCCCGTAGGCCAGCAACTTCGTCGCCGAGCCTGCGATCTTGTACATCACCGCATAGGTGCGCGTGTCATCCGGCGCCGAGCCGAATGAGATGGTGCCGCGCACATCGCCCGTCGTAGCCGTGGCAGGATCCGTGGTCACCGCGGGCACGAACGTCCCGGTGGTAATCGCGTTGTCCATGTTCTTGATGATCAACGCGTTCACGTCCACCCGATGCGGCAGGCCGATCACGACGCCAGAACCCACCGTCAATCCAGTCACGTCCGCTGACACGGCAACCGCAGTCACCGTCTTGAAGGCTTTCTTGCCGGTTAGCGAAGTGCCTGATGCAGATGACTCCTTGAGCACGGCGCCGTACAAATCAGTGCCCGTCACCGTGATGACGGCTGCACCGGTCCATGCTGCCACCACGTTGCGTGGCGTATCGAAGGTCGCCACCCCGCCAGCGGCCAAGGCACCGGCGATGCCAGCGCCCGAGTACACGCCCAGCGCGGTGAGATCCTGCGTCTCTATCGCGCCATTGGCATCGGCCAGGACGATGACACCGTAGTTGTGGAAGTTGAACTCGATGTCCACCGCCACGCCGGGCTTGTTCGATTCAACCGGCGGATAGGTCACCTTCCCTACGAAGAAGCTATCCGCCAGCGTGAGATGTTCGCGACTCATGAGGATCTCCTGAAAGTTGAGTGATTCGTCCTCAGACGATCAGGAGCCCGCGATGCCGCGCCAGTTGCTCCAGCCCTGCGAGTAGCGCTCGCGCAGCTTGTAGCGCAGCGTGCCGGTCTCGAACGCACCCTCCAATCCCTTCTTCAGGCCGACACGCTTGAACGCACGCAAGCCTTTCTCAACGTCCGTAATGAGGAACCACTTAGCAGGGTCCGACAGGTAGACGTTGATCGAGAAGCCTGGCACCACGTTCAGGTGCTTCAGCGCGTTCACGTTGTTGGACTGCGTATCGACCTGGTAGGGCGAGGCGAAGATGCGAGTCGCCACGTACTGCAGCGCCGTCGGCAGGATCGCGCGCTTGATCTTGGCCTTCACCGGCAGACCGCGCTCATCGTCCCAGTCCGCGATCTGAATGGTCAGCTGCTCAAGCGCGGCTTCGGACAACTGCGCAGGCGTAGCCAGCGTGTTCGACAGCACGCCCCCGCCACCCAACGGATGCGCGGTCGATAGCAACTGCACGTCATCGCCGCCGGGGAAGTTGGAGTCGAAGGCGTAGTTCAGGATGTTGGCCCGGCGCAGTTCCTTGCTGTACAGCGTGGACAACGTCATGGCCTTGGAGATCTCTGCACCCATCGACAGGTACAGGTTGTCCTCGACCGCTTCCTCCGAGATCGACACCGCCTTCACGATCGTCGCGTGGTGGTAGCGCGAGACATAGGTCTCGAACATGTCGTCGTAGGTGATGGCCGCGCCTTCGCCTTTTTCGTTCGCCGCGCCGAGGCCCGTGTGCATCACGTCCTCTTCGTAGGCTTTGTTGGAACTCTCTTCGGTGAAGATGTCCGTCCACTGCGTATCCCACCGCTTGTAGGTGAGACCGACAACAGAGTTCAGCCCTTCTTGGAGCTGCTTGCGCTGATGCGCTCGTAAGATCGTCATGGTCGCAGCTCCTTAAATGGCCGTCAGTGCGGCGGCTTTGTAGTGGTCGGAGATCTGCACAACGATCTTCGCGAAGTCGCCATACGCGTTGTCGTCCTCCTTGAGCAGTTCCTCGATGCGCAGCTGGTCGCCCGAGCCGACCGTGCTTGAATCAAGTTCGGTCGTGGAGTTGCCCAGCGCATTGGGGGCGCCAATGAGCACGTCCGCGAGCGCGCCAATGTCGGCTGCCACAATGTCCTCATCCCCCTGGATGCCGAACAGCAGGGCTGGATCGTCAGCGACGGCGGCTTCAGCGACCGTGCCGGTCGTAAGCGTCGTGCCAGTAGCCCAGTTGGGTTTGTACTGCACGCCGTCGGAGTTGAAGTACACGACACCGAAGAACACGCCTATCAGGCGCGCACCAGCGGTCGCGATGTTGATGTTCTTGGAGGTGTTGACCGGAATGACCGGATCACCCTTCCCGATGTTCGAGGCAAGGCCCGAGGCGATCAGGTGGGTGTTCAGTCGATTGGGGTCGCCACCGGTCGCATGCCGAACGACTCGAAAGCCGGCCGGCGCGTCTCTGTTGGCCATGTGCGCATTCCTCTGGCTGCCTGAATATGGTTAGTCATCGGCAACGCTGGCTTGCTGCTTCCGCACGGGCACGCGATCTCGGTAGATACCGGAGGTTTCCTTGTTCACGTCTTCGACGATGGGCATCGCCGGATGCGTGATGGAATTGGGACGGGGCTTGTTCACTTCCCGCGTCGCCTTGTCGCGCCGTGTGTTGTAGTAGTCATTGCGTTGAGCCAGCAAATCATCCGGGATTTTCATCAGGATGCTGCTGTCATTCCCGATCACATTCCCATAATCGGACAGGTGCTGAGTCGGGAGAACTTTTTGCGGGTAGTCTTCCTTCCTCGCAAATTCCCAGCCTTCCTGTAAATGCGCGATCATGTTTTCGTGGTCACCGCGGTTGCGGTTATCGCGGCGTACCCACTCACTGTGGTAGCCGGGTATTACAGGCATGCCAGGCAGGCCATAGGCGCGCTGCCATCGACGTGCCGGGGGTCGCTCAGGCTCCTTGCGCTCCGCTGTCGCGTTGGTACGCGAGGAGTGGACCGTATGCCGGACGGCTTTGAGATCGCCTCCAGTCTTCCGAGTGCGGCGTTGGCTTGCCTGGCGGGCCAACTCCGGTTTCGCCTGCTCTTTACGCAGGTTCGCGGCCAGCAATTCTTTCTCACTGGCCTTCATCAATCTTGCTCCTCACCGGCCAAGGCTTGTGACTCTTCCCAGAAGGTCATCACATCCTCGTTGTTGTCCGGGTCCATCTTCATCGCCCGCATGGTCGCGATTTGCTCCTTGGAGAGCGACGCGCGGCGGGTGCGCTGACGGGCCGGCGGGGCGCCGCGGTCTTCGTGGGACATCACAGGCGCTCGGCGATTGGCGGGCGTGAAGTCACGATCCTCGTCCTCGACGTCATCCTGCGCGTCTCGACCCTTGCCGTTGCCGTTATTGCCGCTGCCATTTTTATTGGCTGGCAAGCCTGCGATCTCCAAGGTGGGGAACTTCGCGTGCAGACGCTTGGAGACTTCCTCGAAGTACTCCGGTGTGGCGCGGTCGAACCCATCCTCCTCGACCTCCTCATCGATGACCAGTGCACCCTGCACCTCGACACGGTAGTCGGGATCATCCCACCAATCGGAATTGGCACGGATCCACTTCTTCGCTTCCTTGGTGAGCCGTGGGTTTTCCGCAGTCTCCGCAGCTTCGCGACGCTCCTGCTGGAGCGGCTGCGCGCGGGCCTGCAAGGTGCTGACCTTTCCGGCCTTCATCGCCCAGTACTGGCCTTCCTTCCTCGCGATCACGGCCTGCAGGCGCGCGGCCTCCTTGCTGTCGCCCTTCTCGTTCGCGAGCTCGAGCTGGGTCTGCAGCGCGGCCATCTCGGTCTCGTGCGCTGCGTCGCTCGTATCCGCTCGGTCGATGTTCAGGCCCGAGACGCGGCCGTTGAGAGCGGCGATCTCGCGCTGATGTACAGCCTGGATCTCAGCTATCTTCTGGTCGTACTGGCGGGTGATGTTCTTCGCAACGCTGCGGGTGCGGCGCTGGATCTCCCGTGACATGCGCTGGTTGCGACGCTTGTCGTCAGGGCTTTCCTGACTGTCACCATCCTCCCCTGACAGTGACAGCGCATCCTCGTTCGATTCCCTTACGCGCGAAACGGCTTTGGACGGATCCTTCTCGTCCAAGTCGATCTCGATTCGCTCGTTCGCCTCATCGCGCGGCGGCGTCCATTTGCGCTGTGCTTGAGGGGATGACTGTGCTTCTGGCACGTAGACTCTCGTCGTTTCTCGCCCCGTTGTGGGGCGGCGACGCGGAATCTAGCGTAGTGGATCAATGGGTGAATAGGATGCGGAGGCCGCACCCTAGCGCAGTAAGCGACTGGAATGACTCGCATCGCGTCGCTTCTGCAGCTCGGTAAGCGTCACGGATTGACGTCGTTTTCTGGCGTACCAGTACAGCGGATGAACTATCGCTTTCGAAGGGATCTCAGCAATCGGCCAGCGCAGGCAGACCAAGTGCTTACGGTACGCACGAACCTTGTTCTGGCGCATCGACTGAATGCGGTAAGCTGACCCGCCGGGTGTCTTCAGGTAATGGCCAACGTCAATGGAGGCTGCGCCGTCGTAGTACAGGCGACATTCGCTGTACGCGGGACGGCGCAGCATGGTCAGTCGTAATAGAACACGAAGTCGCTGGGATCATCCACGTCGCAGATTATGGCGTCATCGTCCAGCAGCAGGAACTTCGCGCGATCGCCATTGGGTTCCTTCAGCACCAGGTTCATGCCCGTGTGGCGTTTGTACATGACGAAGCGGCCAATCAGGTCCGCCGGCTTTTCGATCTCGTGGGAGAACCGGCGCATGTCCAGTCCGCCCTTGGTGCTGTTCTGGTAGGCCAGCGGTCCCACCTGCAGCACCTGGCCTATCGTGATGTTGATCTCCTCGATCGTCTGCGCGGACTCGGGGATCTCAATCAGCCCACCCCTGGACTTGGCCTTCGGCTTCAGCGGCTCGATCAGCACGTACCACAGGTGTGCGCGCAGCAACTGACGCGACTTGAGGCGCTCTGCGGCGCTGATGTCTTCGGGAAACGGGGCCACTGCGGCTTTACTCATCGTCTTTGGTCTCCGGTTGTTTCAGGTGGTCATCGATTTGGCCGATCAGGTAATCCAACTCGCGCTCGACGCCGACGCAGATCAGGTAATCACGCTGGTCAAGCGCCTTGGCATAGCGGTTGCGAACTTCCTCGCGGCGTGCAGCCAGATCCTTCTTCAGCTTGGCGAGGGCAGGGTGATACATCAGCGAATGCAGGGCTGCGGATTGTCCACGCATTGCTCTGCGGTGCGCCCGCACTGCACACACACGTCAGACTTAAAACCGAAGTGATGGCCGTAGGCATCGTCCAGGGGCATCTGCTTCATCGCTACTGAATCAGTCATAGGCGTGCCCGACGGTGTTCTTGCAGTGATCCGAAGGCGTGCTGGCGCCGGACTCCATCGTGTTCTTCGTCATGGGGTCCGCATCGGAGCCACTGCCCAGCATGCCCTTCATCGAAGGCTCGGCGCCGCTCACATCGTCATCGCGGTCAGTGCGCACCTTGCGGGCCGGACCATCGCCCATGCCGGGTTCGTACATCTTGCCGGATCGCTTCATCATGATCGCTGCTCCCGTAGTTGCAATTTCATCACCGAAATAACATCGGCGACATCTACCACACAATCGTATAGCCGCGGTGGTGTTGCCTGCAGGTCTCCCAGCAGCTTCGCCGATTCAATTCGAAAGCCTACGCTGAACGGTAGGTACGTAAAGCCGTCAAGCGCTTCGAGCAGGCCACCACAATAGCGCTCTCTAACCGTGAATCTGTACCGAGATAAATAGGTCGCATTGTCATCTGCTAACTTATTCCGCAGAGCTGCAGCTGCTTTCTGAGAATCAGATGTGTCTTCTTCATACGCAGGTTTCTGCGCAAGCCTATCCCACAAGGAACTCGCGGGCGGCTGGTATGTATGATTACTTGCCACTTTTCACCGCCTCCAGGATGGCCCCTTCCCGACGCTGGCTCGCGCCCTGCCCGCCGGATTGTAGGCGCGCGATCAGGGATAGCAACTCACGAAACCCCACGCCCATTTCCTTCGCAGCTGCAGCGAATCGACGCGGCGGGATGTCCTTGCTGCCAGCCTTGGCGTGGCCTCGAAGGTAGGCGCGAGCTTGACGCAGTTCAGCGGCTGAGGTGCTCACTGGTTTGGATCTTTCGATGAGAAGTTGTGGCGATAGTCCAGATGCTTCTGCTCCATCTCAGCGCGGCTCATGGGTCCGATCCAATGTTTCTTTCCGCCTTGGTAAGCACCCCACCAACCAATTTCCAATTTGTTCCTCATCGTCCTGATGATGGTGGCCAGCAACGACAGGTAGATCACGTTCACGTTCGAATCGAGCCCATAAGGATTCGGGCCAAGATGCTGGCGCACATGGCTGTGCATCGCGCTTACCGCCAGTTCCTCGATCACTCTCCTATGATCGTTTTCAATGCCGACAACGCTGCCATGGTCTCGGATGTAGACCTCGCAGTACTCGGTGACTGTCACGCCGCATCCCCTCCGCGCTTGCCGATGAAGGATACCGGAGCACGCAGCCGATTCGCGCTCACTGGCCGCGATTTCGCCTCACCGTCGTGCGTCACCATGTACAGCCCGCGCTCAGGCCCGCGATCCACGACACCGCGAAAGAGGTGATCGCCAGTCATCGACTGAAACTCGACTCGATCACCGGGGCTGAAGATGCGCTCTCTCACAGCGCTTCCAACTCAGCGCGAGCCTTTGCTAACTGCGGCTCTATGTGCGCAGCCAATTCAGCACGCCATCGGGCTTGCATGTCTTTCGGAATCAGATCAACGAAATCCTCGAATAGCACCACGAAGTCTCGCGGTTCAACGATGCGCGAGCCACTCACAGCCTCTAACCGAGATTCAAGCGCTTCAACTCGGCGTATGAGGTCAGGACCACGCTTTACTTGTTCCGGTGTCATGTGAATCTCTCGATGCGCTCGCCCAACACATCGGAATACGCAGCCATGAGCGCGAGTTGGCGCAGCAACAGTGGTTGCTCATCGTATGGCAAGCCTGCGAATACTTTGCCATCTTTCACAAAGGCGCGAAGCTTCTCAGTCTTCACGTCCAGTTCGGACTTCTCATCGACGACACGCTGCTGATGTGGCTCGATCACTTCTTCCTTCTTCGCGCTCCCGTTCGGCAGCGGCAATGCCAGATAGGTCGTTGAACCGCATGATTGCTTCTCACACCACGCGAACTGTGTCTTGCGCCCATGAAGATCGACCTTCGTGTGCGCATCGACGCGTGTGCAGTATTCACCATCGCAGAAGTTGGCGCACTGCACGCCGGTGCGAACGACGTCACCACCACCATACAAACCCTGCTTCTGATGATCTTCGTGGCTGATCACTTGTCTTTCCCGTTGCCCTTCTTCTTGGCCGCTGCCTTCGCCGCTTCTGCTTTCTGCTTGGCGCCGTCCGCGGTGAGCTTGTTCTTCAGCTCACCCTGCGATACCGCGATCCGATCCTTGGTGTCCGCCTGCGCGCGCGTTATCTCATCCTGCGCCTTGTCCTTCGCCCCTTGGCGGATGATGTCGGCTGCCGCACGCTGATCTTCTGTCATCATAGCACGGTCGTGCAGTTCGTCATCCCGCTGCAACTGGCGGGCATGCGTCTCAGCCTTGCGGGCCTCATCAGCTTCGAACGCGGCCGTCTTGCGCTCGATGTCGGCGCCGGCCGCGGCATCCTTGCGCTCGATCTCAGCGGCTGCCTCATCAGGCCCGGCTTCAGCCTCCGGTGGCGGGGGAGGGGGTGGCAGCGCCAGAACCACAGCCGCCGTGATCATGGCCTCAGTTTCAGCGTCCAATTCAGGCGGCAGCCCATCCGGCCCCAGCGGCGGCATCTCAATTCCCGCAGCCTGAGCGACCATCTGCCGGTACGCCAGCGCCTGGTGCTCGCGCTGGTGCGCTAGCGAGACCATGGCGTACTGCTCGAAGGACTTGGGGTCCATGCTCGACTGAGCCCACGCCAGCCCGTTCTGGTGCACCGCAAGATGGGCCGTGTGGTCCTGGGTCTCATACGCCCGAACCCCCTTGCCCACCAGCATCAGGCCATTCTCAGCCACCGGGTCGATGTACTTGGGTGCCTCGACCTCAGGCCCGATCTCATCGATGTCCGGCACGCGGGCTGCCTCGAAGATGCGCCGGCAGCCAGCCGCGCGCTTGGCGGGGGGGAATAGATCCGGGTTCGCGGCCTGGACCTCGAGCACCAGCTGGCCCGTGGCGAGCCGCTGGGTGGAGCTGGAGATGTTCGGGTTCGTCACCGGGATGATGTCCACCCGGCCGTCGAAGTCCTCCTTGAGCAGAAACCGTTCCTCATCGTCGGTCTCATAGTCGTACCGGTTCGGCATGACGTCGTAGACCATCTCAGCCCACGCCTTGAGCTCCTGGCCAAGGGAGATGTGCAGCCGCTTGTGGATCGCATTGGGGATGCGCTGGCTCTCCTCGATCAGCGCGATCGTCGTGCCCACCGGCCCGCGGTTATCCGCATCCCCCACCGCCGCCTGGGTCGTGGACATGAACCGCTGGCCGGATTCGATCAGCCCGCCCATCAGGTTGAACAGCGCGGCGGATGGCTCCTTGAACTGCGGGGTGTAGAACGCCTTGGAGATCTCCTCGTAGGTAGCGTTGACGTCTTTCCATACGCCATGGGAGATCGAACATTCCCCGGCAATTCCAGCGTCCCTTCCCTCCTTAGTGCGGAATCCGCCTTGAAATGTGGCAGCGTAGGAAGCGTCCAGCAACGCGTTCACTGAACCGGATACAGCGCGCAGCAGCGAGCCAATGACATGCAGGTATCCCCATCCATAAAAGCCCAATCCCTGCAGGAACTTGTGATGCGCGAACCAGATGCGCTTGCGGAACTTCTTGTCGCTCTTCTTCCAGTTGCGCCGGACCATTGTCACTTTCTGGGAGTCGCGCTCCACGCAGATGATGTACGGCGCCACGCGGGCTTCAGCTTTGGGCTGGTGTGAGTACTTCACGCGCAGGTTGACGTGGTACTCGTAGATCGTGTGGATCCAGTCATCCTCGTGCTTGGAGACGGTCCGACCGTCCGACTTGTCTTCGGTCTTGGGATTCTCGGTATCGTAGATCGATGGCTCCCCCAGATCGGTCTCGCGCCACAGACCCAGATCCACCGCCTGGTCGATGTCCTGCGCCATCATGGTGTAGACGTGGCAGTACCTGGAGAGCTTCTTGAGCGTGGAGCCGCTGTATGGAGCGATGAAGTTGCTGGCCTTGACGTAGCGCAGCTCGGGGATACCAGTGGTCCAGTCCAGTCCAACCTTCCTGAAGGCACTGCCGAACAGCGGCAGGTACTTCAGCATCTGGTCGGTGTCGTTGAAGTAGCCGTCATCGACCTCGGTGAAGTAGTAATTGCCGAAGGTCTCTATCCGATGTGACTGGGCGACGCGCTCCTTGGTCTGCTTGCCGATGATTTTGGTCTTTACCGGGCCGGCATCGGGGAAGACTTCCACGATCGCGCGGCTGGCGAATTGCTCCACGGCTTCGGCCAGCAGCGGGTGGACCACCTTGTGGATGCCAGGGAACTCATCCTCGTCCCCGGATGGGATCTTCACTATCCCCATCATCTCCATGGCGCGCTTCTCGGTGCGCTCCCAATCTTCCCGGCTGGCCTTGTCTGCGTCGTGATACTCGATCAGGCGCTGGGCAAGAGCTGTCAACTCACTCTCATCCATCAAATCGGCCAAGTTCTCGTCGTGGTCGCCGGTCTTGGGTATCCGTGGCTTAGCGTTCATCCCCTCGATAACGATCTCGCCGTTCTCGCGGGTGATCTTGTGGCCCTTGTATTCGGACTCACGAGGGGCGCCGGGCCGCTCGATCTGGTCGACCATGTCGGATCGGTACACGTTTTTCCCCACGCTGGATACTGGTGGGGCTGGAGTGTAGCGCCAGGGTGAGGCGAGAGGCGAATGAGAGGTTGCTGGCGCGACCTTCGCTTCGGTTGTCGCCGGGTCGAACGGCGATGCCACTCAAACCTCAAGCCATCGGATGTCTAGCCACCCGGCAGCCTCTCTGCAGAGATAGCAGCAGGTCCGCTAAGACCTGCCAGCCGCGCCAGCGTGACGATCATACAAGATTGATGGAGCGGGCAGCGAGAGTCGCGCGTGCGCGAGTTCTCATCCTCGGCCTTCATCGACGTCAGGTCGCTGTTTTGATTGGAGCTCATACGGCGTGCCACGGCAGTGCGTTCTCGGCCAAGTAATACACGGCCCGCACGCGCCCGAGTAACTGGCTGACCCGCTCTCCTGACAGTTCCTTGGCGCGCGCCAATTCCAGCAACGCCTCGTCCATGATCTGACTGCGATGCGCGCGCTGCTGGGTGATCCAACCGACTCTGGCGATCTCGATCAAGCGTTGATCAGGCTGCGGCGTTATTTCTCCTGGAAGTTCCCCGTACATGACTTGCTCCTACAGTCGGCCGTTGTCGATGACGCATTTGCCAGCGCGTCCCTGCAATTGTTCCCACGCCTGCTGCTGACTCTCATCTCGCAGATCAATCCCCGCTGGAGGCCTGTGGATAGAGTTGTTCGGCATCACCTCGGACCACGTCTCGCGACACAATCTTCTGACACCGCTCGCGCCGATCCTCCAAAGCGACTTGATCCATTTCCCGCCACCACACGGGGGCAGAAACCTCTGTCCCGTTGATTCGGTAAGCCATGACACCCTCCGCCGTCGTTGTTGTAACTGACGCCATATCGATCGCCACAGCCGGTATATCACTGCTACCAGAATCAGCAAGCATCCCCACGCCAATATCAGAGCGGCCCAAATCATCTGGTGAGCGCCAGTGACGCTATGACACCCAAGCAGATCATCATGACTGCGGAGAATGAGTAAACGCCAACCATGATCCATGTGTCGTAGCGATCGAGGAAGTCGCCGACCTCGTCGTTCGCGATACTGCGCATCCCAAGCAGCCAGGATACGGCCAAGCACACTGCGGAAATGATCAACATGATGCAGGCGATTTTCACCGGTCACATCGACCGCAAACGCCGTCGATCTTTCGGTTGCCGCACACGCACACTGCCGTCATTACGGCCTTGTCGGCAGCGCGCTTCTCATGTTTCGCCAGCGCCGCGCGTAGCGAAGTAACCTCACCAGCCTGCGTGTTGATATTCGCCGCCAGCACCATACATGCGCAGATAGAGCAATCAGACGCGTTGCAGTGCGTGCCCTCACCGTGCCGACGCCGCAACGTGTGAGCCACTTCTAGGGCGCGTTCGAGCCTCATTCTGTCACCACCGGCACGTCGCGCCATTCCTCGCGAACACCTGTTGGCACTGGCCAGTTGGCGCCAGATCCATGGGGATGCTCTTCGTACTCCATGATCTTCCATTTCTGCTGCAGAACCTGTGTCTCGAATGTGTTGATGCCGCTAGCGCTATTGGCATAATGGCGTGATCTCTTCAGCCACCGCACTTGCGGCATGCATTCTTCAGTGTTCATAGGTCACGCATAGAGACTTCAGAAATCCTGCAAGGCTTTGCGCCATGTCCAGATAGTCATCCGGCCCCTGGCGCGTGTATCGCATGTGCCCCATGGCTTCGTAGAGTTGGTGCGCATTCAGTGAGGCTGTACTGATTCCGTTTTCCACGCACCAATCCAAAACAAGTTGGGCGCGGCCAACGCCATCGAACTGCGTCCAGCGCTCTATGTCATGGTTGATCTTTTGCGCCTGTTCGACGGTGCTCATAGCCACACCAGCACAGCAACTGCGGCGGTGACCGCAAGAGCCACTACGTACCACACGAACCATGCAGCACCTCGCCCAATGAGGCGTGGCTCTGGCTTGACTGGTTCTGGCATCTTGATCGAGCCGTCCTTCAATCCCTGCGCATGGGACTCGCGCAGCTTGCGGCGGACGGCTTGCTCGAGGATTGGATTGGCCATGATCAAAGCCCCCACTTACGCCGGCAGATCGGTCCGATGCCAAGCGCGACAGATTCCGCATTCTCCAACTCACGACCGCAGCACGAGCACGATCCAGTTTGCCTGCCATGCATCACAGCCGCACCGAGCGGATCGGCGCCAACACGCGTCACCTCGGCCTTGTCATCGGCATTGCAATCGCGTCCAGCAAAGAACCCGCCAGCAGCGGTGATCTTGCCGATGTACACCCCATCAGATTTCACATACAGGCAGCCAGCATTCGCACTGTCTTCCTTCGCAAGACTAAACACCAACTTGGCCACGTGAAACTTGGGGCGCTTGAGTCCAGATGACTTGGCCGCCACGAACGCCTTGAGCATCCGGTCGAAACCAGCACCAGCGACATCAACGTCTGGTTTGCGCTCGGCACATGCAACAGCGCGATCCTTATCCTGCTGTATGAAGCGCTGGACCGCCGCCATGCGTCCATCAGAGAGACTGCCGTACTGCGCAAGATCAGCCTTCATGCTCGCCGCGACGCCGAAGGTAGGCGCCTTGGCATTGATCCAAGCGACCTCTGCAGAATGCGCCTCGCGCCATGCCAATGCCTCACGCGAGCGTTGAGCTGCGCGTTCCTTGGCGATGCGTGGATCCGTCTTCTGCTTGCCAGAGCCTTTGCATTGGTTGCAAGGTCCGCAATCGCGATGCGCGTAGGAGATAAAGCGCCCAGAGCCTTTGCACTTGCTGCAAGGGAACCGAGCGATGGTGGCCACGGACTTAGCCACCCCCATCCCCAGTTGAGCCGCTGGCGCGATCTTGGCCTGCGCGGCAGCAAGCACAGCCGGTCGTTTCAACTCTGTGTCTAGGTCATCCAGATCATCAAAGTTGACGGGCTGTGCGTTCATGGCCGAAGTATCACCATATCACGGTATTCGTGTCAAGCGTAGGTTCTGCGCTTCCACGAAAACGGGCTGATTTCCTCGACAGGTTCGTCATCCGGCAGCGTCAGATCGTAGTAGCGCCGCATGTACTGCCACGCCATGCTGACCGTGCTCTCGATGTCATCGTGATCGCCGTTCGGGAACTTGCCGCAGCTATCGATCACGCGATTCGACCACACTTTCGGCACGTACCAGATGCAGCCTTTCTCCAGCATCAAACTCGACGCCTTCACTCGTGACATCAGATCAGCGCCGCTGGGTATTTTTATGGCCTTGATCGGCAAGCCTTTGCGACGTCCTTCCTGAATGAGCGAGTGGCCAGATGCTTTTTTCTCAATCAGAATCCACGTCGGTCCGCGCGCCTTGTCGCGTGCAATCATCTCATCGCGCAGCTCCGGAAACTCCAAGCGCTCGCACAGCATGTCCAACAACATCGCACAGGTTCGCGTCTTTCCCTCTCGAACCCGGCCCGTCTTCGGATCGCGCTCGGACTCCATGAATTCGAACAGGCCCCACTCGGTCATTGCCGTGTAGTCGGCTTCCTCGTGTTCTTCGAATGCGGTATCCCATACCTGGATCACCTCGAAGAAGTTTGGCATCGGGCGAACCTTGCCGGCGCTTGGATGGCCTTCCGGATACACCCACTGGCGCCACCAGTCTTTCTTCAGGATCAGACCGCCCTCGCCCTCTGGCTGCTGCTGGTACTGCGCGGCCCACGCGCGCTTGCTGATGATGACCTTCTCGGTCTCAGCCGTTTCCGCGGAGAAATGCTGCGGGTGAAGCAACTCGCCTTCCACCTTGCGCGGATCCTCGAAGATCGGCTTGGCGCCCTTCTTCACGCCGCGACCATCGTTCACGTAGGTGATGCATTTGCGCTTCGGGTCGAACTCCAGCGGCAGTGACAGGACCACCCATCGATCGCGCTCGCGCTCCAGCACATGCCCGTACACATCACGGCTGTGCGTGCGCTGGCCAATCAGGATTCGCTTGGCTGAGTTCGGGTTGTTGACGCGATTGCGAAACGCGTTGTCGTACCATGCGTTCGTGTTCTGACGCACTTGATCCGACTCCACCTTATTCGGATCGCTGAAGTCATCCCCGATCTGCACCGTGCCACCGTCACCCACGACACGACCATGTGTGGACATGACCATGCGAAAGCCATTCTCGGAATTGCGATACATGCGCGCCTGGTTCTCATCAGGCAGCAGGTAGTACCGACCCCCGTAGAGCGATTGATACCAGCCCGATTCGATCAGGCGCCGCGAGGCGATCGAGTCGCGCAGCGCCAAGCGTTCATCCACCGATGCCGTGATGTACTGATCGTTCGGCAGCCACAACCAATTCCACACCGGCCACATGACGCTACAGGTCGAACTTTTCGTGTGTCTAGGGGGATACGAAATCATGAGATTGCGAATCTCACCCATCGTCACATACGAAAGGTGATCGCACAGGGCATCCAAGTGCCAGTTCCACATAAGCACTAGCGGATAGATCTGCGACCACGCGCGCTGGCAGAACAAGCGCATAGATCGACGCATGCGTTCGGCCGCGACGATCGTCAGCAACTGCGATGGATTCGCTCGCGCGGCCGGTTCGCGCAGAAGGTTCTCGGTCTCAGACATAGGCTCGGGCTACCCGCCCGGAAGGTTTACTCGATCGTGATCGTGATTTTGGCCCCGAGTTGGTCAGCGAACCGGATCAGCCATGGCAGAGAGAACTCTCCGACGTATCCCCACTTCAGCAACTTGAGCCGATGATAGGGCACATTGGTGGCGATCACCGCCTGATAGAAATTCCCGTAATTGGCGATGATTCGCTGAGAGATGCCAACCATCAGCGCCATCTTGACCTGGTCGATGGCGTCCAGCGTAGGACTGATGGCCTCAGTCGCCGGCATCGTAGGCTTGCTTGTTGCGCTGCCGGATCTTCCGTGCAGTGCCTTCGGCTGAGACATCCTTGGTCGGGTTCTTCGTCGGCGCCGGTGCCGGCCTCACGGGCGCGGCGTACTGACCTGCTGGCTCAGTTTCTGCCAGCCGTTCCTTCAGCATCCGCCGCCGCGTCTCTGGGTCCGCTGGCCCCACCTTGTTGCGTTCGTCCTTCTGCGCTCGACCTGGCATCAGTACATCCTCCCACGCACACGAGGTGTCTTCACGGACGGGGAGGCCGGACCTAGGCGCGTGCTAGGACTGGCCACCGCGGAAGCCATGGGGCCGGCCATACCGCGCTGTACGACCGGCGAGGTAGTGAGCAGGGTGTTTCTGGGAGCCATCCCTAGATGGCGCAGGTCGCGTATGGATCGTGAGGCCATGGTCAGTCCCCGCTGTTGTTGCACGGGAATCTACCACAAGTTGAAAAGTGGCGGCAGGAATGACCAGGCTACACGTCTTTGGGCGCGTGCTACCACTGATGGACCTCGTTACCTGGATCGTTCACACCCGGACGAGGCGCGCCGGGCTCAGATACTTCCACCCCACCGATCTGCCCTGGCCTTAGCCTTAAGTTGAGCCTAGCCGTACCAGTCATCCACCTTTTGCGCCAGCCAGCGCTGGTCGCGACAGATCAATTCAAACCTCGACCATTGCCGCACCCGCCAACGGAGCACCGAAGGCGGGGCGGACTTCTTTAGGGCGGCAGGCCAGTCGTTGCTGATTTCCCCTGTAGCTTACGGGATCAATCCGAAGCCTTCAAAACAGGACCGCCCTTTTCAAGTATCAAAATACGGGGGCAACTCCACGAGTCGGTTCCGGTGTCCGGCATCCTTCGCCGGGTCGGCATGGCACTGTGCGTCATGCACTTGGCTACCCTATCACTAGCTTCGTTCCGCGCTTAAGACTCGCGGTTAGCCCCCTTCTCTTGGGTTGTCAGTTACTCAATTCTGCCAGTTGCTGCTTCAACTCGGCCAGCCTTTTTTCGGCCTTCTCAACATTGAGCGGCGCATCGGCCTGCCCATGCTTGAAGTCTACGATCTTGCATTCGAGTTGATAGATCTCGCTGCGCGAGGCCACTATTCGATCATAGGTTTCTTGGTTGCTCATTTCTCGGTCACATCCTCGTACTCACCCTCGATCGTGACCCCGAGCAACTGCCGCGCTTTCTGCGGACCCACCGCCAGCAGCAGCTTCGCCTCGACTTCCTCCAAGAGTGCATTGCCGACGTCGGTCAAGTCAACACTCTGGCGCATGTGCAAGTGCCGGTGCTCCTGGATCAACTTGTCGTGGAACATGCCGAAGTGCCGGCCGGCGGCGATCAGAGCTGGGATCTTCTCGTCACGATTCGGTATCCGGTATGTGGCTGTACCGTTCTTCTGGAACCTGATGCCGGAGATCGCGGCGGCCTGCAAGCGCGTGAGCTCAGTGATCGGCTTCTGCCGCACCTTTTTCTTGCCGCCTTCCTCGTACACCTCGATGTAGTCGTGCGGATTCGCAAACCCCATCGACATCAGTTCTTCCAGAATCTCTTTCTGGCCGCGGACCGCAGTCTGGGTCAGCACCTTTTCTTTTTCTGTCTGCCGCTTCGCAAGGTAGGTGGCGAACTTACGATAGAGCTTGTGCCCTTGTGCCACATTTTTATAACCCGCTTTGCGGCGGGCCTGCTCTTGGTTGTAGCACTTCAGCCATGATTCGCAGAATGCGTGCTCCATCGCCGTCTTCGGCATCACCATGTTCGCCGTGCCGATGGCTGGCTTCGCGCGGTGATGACTTGGTTTAGGTGCTACCTTCGCTGCTGCTCCACCCATCGGCGCCCTCGTAGCTGTACGATCACGTTGTCACCCACCGGAATCAGTCGAAGCGTATCGTATTCCAACAGCTCGATGCCAATGTGAGCACACAGCGCCTTCGCGGCTTCCTCCAAACTCTGATACTTCTGCGTGCTCGCGGCGGCGCGCGGCAGGGTGAAGTCCAACGTGTCGCACATCATTACGTCGAAAACTAGGTCCATGGACTTGCTACCGAACGACCCAGACATCCGATTCTTCAACCAGCACCTGAGCACCGTCAGGCAAGGCAAAGAGTACCGCTTGGCCTGGGCGCGCTTGGCGGTAGTCCAACAACTCGTAACCGCCGCCGATCCGCTTCCACACGGTCAGCACCGTGAAGTCATCCGACGTGCCTACATCAACGCTTGCAATGAGTGCAGCCGGCGGCTCACGGTGTTGGAAGAACGATTTCATTGGCCACCTTGAGTTTAACCCCAAGCCTCTTTCAGAACCGCATCCCTATCCGGCTCGATTTCCCACAGGCTGATCACCATCCGGCCTTCTTTGATCACTGGCCCGAGGCGCACGCGCAGATCAACTACTTGGTCATCGTCTTCGTATACGCCAACCTGCTCGAATACGTCCAGCAGCACCTTCGTGTAGTTATGCGGATCCAAGGAGCGCTTGCTGAACGGGCACACCACAACATCCATGCGCAGCGGCTTGCTGGTGTGGAACATGATGCGCTTGATCAGCGCCAGTTCCTTCATCGTCTCGAGGTACTCCTTGGACTGATCGCTCGTGACATTCATCGAGCGAAAGCGCTTGTACACCTCGCGCATGCTGGTGAGCGTCAACGGGAACTTCGTGCCCTTCACGCACATCAAGACGATCCGCCAGTAGCGATTGGATGACGGACACAACGGCACCATCAAACCGCGCAGCAATTGCGATCCGCCATCACGAGGGACAGCGTTCGGCCGCTGCGGCGTCTCAAGCAGCGACTGTTGTAAGACCGGCTCGTTCATAGATGCAGTACCCGAATTGCTGCCAGATGATGACCCTGATTGCTTCAAGCCACTGCGCTTGCGTGCCAAAAGCCACTTCCCACTCCGCCACGCCCTTGTATTCGCCCTGGCCATTGTCGATCCCCATGTGACCCGTGTGGTATTCCGGCGCCAACGGGATAACAAGCCAATCGTTCTGCTTCTGGCCCATGCCTGGAGACCAACGCTTGCCGAAGGTTTCGATGATAGAACCGCCGTGCACATGGTGAATCGTGGCTGGCGTTTTGCCACTGATGCAGCATCCCAATTTGGATACGCGTCCCCAATGGTCGCGGATCTCATTTGGCACGGTCTTGCGGCGCGACGGCTTCATGCGGCTACGTTTTAGCGGTGAGCGCTTCACTTCGATACCGCATTGGCTGGATTGGCGGGATGCTCGGCCCATATCTTCGCATGCCGTGGACACAGATCCTTCCCCGGCGCTGGCGAATGCGTGCAGCCATCGCATAACCCAGCGTCGCAAGTGTGGTAGCTATCTATCTTCCAATCGCACGCCTTCGACACAGATTTGCCAGATCCGCATTTGCAGCTCTTCGCTCGCCTGCCTCTGGTACAGACGATCGCGTTGATCTCGTCGACCTTAACGTGCGTGCACTTCACTTCGACTCCATCGGGCAATGCCGATTATTTCTCGTGTGCTTGCAGAAGTACTGCCGTGCGTTGCAACCACGCAGAAGACACGGATAAAAGTGTTCCTTCCCATCGCACCATAATTCGGTGTGCCATATGTGTAGACAAGGACGCGTGGGATGGCGAACCGTGCGGGAATCGAACCCGCGTCTTCTGGTTGAAGGCCAGAGATTCTGACCACTGAAATAACGGTTCATCGTAACTCGTCGATCTTGTACCCGAATCTATTCTGCAGCACCGAGCGTTCCGTCAAGTGCAGATCCCGGCCAACGTACTCGTTCAATACCCGCATCAAATGATCCTGCTTCACGATGTTGAACTTATCGCCGTGATGCGCCATGTAGGCGTCGTAGACGGTCTTCGCCAATTTGTCACCCTGCTTCACGAGATGGCCCACGTAGTGTCCATGGCCGCGCAGATAGTGGATGCACTGGGGGAAGGTCATCAAGATTCAGGTCTCTTCTGCGGGATGAGATGACAACCGGCCTGCGTGACCCGAGAGACTCCACGGAGCGAATCCCAAGGAAACGGCTGTCACGCAAGCCGGCGGCCAATTACTTAGACTGTGATTTCTTGAAGGCCCGATCCAGTTCTTCTTTCGTCGCGAACTTGCTCATGTCGGCGGGCGGCTGATCAGGCGGCGAGATGAGGTTGCTGTGGATCGTGATTTGCTCAATGTAGATGCAGTCGCCCATGTCGATGTCAGCGACGGCAGCCACCAACGGATCCGCGCACATCAACTTGAGTGCCAACTGCGGATTCAGTGCGGTCAGAACGCGCGCTGCCTCGCGCCTGTTGCAGTCGATATCAATCTTGGACTTGCCACCAGACAGGCCAGCACCAGGCACAGCCAGTCCAGCTGACCAACCGTAGGCACAGACTGTCGAGGCGTACACGGCGGGCGCAGAGACCGACGGTGCCTGAAGCCGTTGCCGATAGTTGGAACTCACTGAGAGGCTTTGCGCGTTGCCTGCGTTCGTCGCACTGCCTCCTTGCGCGGACTGGCTCTGAGTTGCGCTAGCGTCAGCAGCACCGCCAGCTCCTCCCGTTCCAACTGCGTGAGCCTTTCCCCCTTCACCGCCTTTACCACCAATTGCAACGGCGTTCGCGTTTGCGTTTGCATCTGCATCTCCTCCGCGGCCGATCCCGACACCGACCGCTTCGGCGCCGGCAATAGCTGCACTGTTTGATTGACTGGTTACATCCGGATCACTCGGCTTCGGCGGCGATCCGGTCGCATGTGCTGCTGAAAGAATGATTGAAGCTATCGACGCGATCACTATCGCCAGAAAACCCGCTGTTTTTACTTTGCTCACAAATTTTCCTCTGGTTACTAACTTCCAACGCCATGGTCTGCGCCGATTTCCGCGCCGACACTATCATCTGTCACTATGTCACGCAACTATTCCTGTCCGTTGTATCGAGCGAACGGCTTGCGAACTGACGTATGGAAGCGCTCTGCCGCAGATGTATCCCAATCGATATCAGACAGACTGCTCACCCCGATCAGCCACTTGACGTAGGCCCTGGCACTGTCAGGCGTCCAATCCCGTCCCTTCGCCCGCAGCGTCTTGGTGTACTCGCAGCGCTCGCGCAGGTAGTTGCAGAACAACGTGGAGGTGATCATCAGGTGCGCCTGCGCGGAGAGCTTGCGCTGCTTCGGCTGCTTCGTCATTTCCTCTTGAACGCGGTCGACGGCGCCAGTCTCATCGATGACCACGAATACCGCGGCAAACAGTGAGCCTGGCGCGGTCTTGCTGCGGCGCGTATATCCGGAGAACGGATGCCGCTCTGCTTCCTCATCCAGCCAGAACTTGACCGACTTGCCCTCGTGATTGTTCGTCCACCCGGCCAACATCAACTCGCCGTCGTAAGCAGGCGTCGTGTGCTCATCCGGTACGATCGAGACACCGAAGCGCTGGCCCACCTTCCCGTTGCGGCGTTTCTGGTATTCAGCGAAGGCATGGGTCGGCCCGTCGTCGGGTTTCTCGATCAGCCTGAATTCGGCCATTCTGCCGCTATCCAAGCTCCAGGATGCGTTCAGCAACTCCACCTCACCGCTCCAGGCAATCATGCGCTCCACCTCAGCGCTGATCTCGCCGTCGGCGGGCGCTTGCGAGTGTTCTTGCAGCATTTAATCCTCTTCTTCTTTTTTGCAATCGCATGTGCTCCACGAAGGCAGCAGCAGCAAAGCCCAAAGACACCACGCCGAGTGAGTCACCCATACGGCGACGCCATAGTCACGCAGATTCCAATATGGTGGCGAAGTGACTACGGTCTGAACACGCACGCCATCAGCGATCATGGCTTTCATCAACTCACGGCAATCCCCGACGTGTGTCTTGTTAAGCCACTGCATTCGTCACCGCTGGAAGCCGCTGCCACCGGATCAGCTTGCCGTACTTCGACTGCGTCTCGACCTCCCGCTTGCCGCAGTGGACGCAGGTCAGCGTGATGATGCGGTTCTCGCCGCTTCGTTGTTCGGCGCGACGTTGGTCGGCGCCGCAGCCGCAGGTATTGCTGTTCATGCTGGAAACTCCCGTATTCTGATTTCTTCTGGCCACTCGGCCGGATCGTCGCCCTTGCCGGTGTACGCGATGGACTGGCCACGATCAACCGCTCTGGAACCCAGTTGCTTCATGAAGAATGGTTGTTCCCATGAATGCGTGTCGTACATCAACTCGCGAGCCCAGTCCACGTCGAACTTGCGGCACTTGCCGAACTGCGCAGACTCGCCGCCGCACACGACCCAGTTGATGTGCTGCATCAGTGCGCCCATGAAAATCCTTTCTAATTGCGGCTCGATGGACAACCACCTCACCCTAGCCGGGATGTGCTCCAGCTTGCGAATGTCGCGCTCGGCTTCTTCTTGCGTGACGACGGTAATGCCAAGCCACACGTTCGGATAACCGATGCCCCAGTCTGGCGGCAGCATCGCCTTCACGTTGCCGACGCGCTTCGTCAACAGCAGCCACGTCAGGTTCGGCGTGAGCTTGATCAACTCGAACAGCGAGGCGCGTACAGCAGTATCCGCTTCGTTGTCGAAGACGTCGGCCTGCGATGCGCAGAACACGCGCCACGGCACGCCGGCTACGTTCGCCTTCTTGTCCCACTGCAACGGCTTGCGCCAGTACGCTTCGCTGGTCACCCGCCGCGGTGCGCTAGCGCCCCAATGTGCCCCGCCAGTGAATCGGTGATCACCGGCCGCCGCATAACAGTTGTCGCAGCCTGGGCCGATCTTGGTACATCCGATCCATGGTGAGAACGTCGAGTCGCACCATGCGATTTTTGTTTCTTCGGCCATTAGAGCAACCTCTGGTTCAGTCTCGCCAACGCATCCACCGAGAAGCCAGGCAGGCGTCCGGTGCGCGCAAAGCACTCATCCGCTCGCTGCACTTCCTCCTGCGGCATCGGCTGCCAGCGCTGCGCAAACGCCTCCATCAACATCTCGCGAAAGTCCTGCTGATTGTCCGCGAAGACCGCATACGGTTGCGTCTCGTGGCGCGGATCGCGGGCGGCGATCTCATGGAAATCAGCCACGAGTTTGTTCTTGATCAGGACAAGTTCGACCAAGCTATCCTCGCTCGCTGGCGTGCCCAACCGATGATTACCGTGCGTCAGGAACTCCAGCAGCCGCACGTTGGCGAACTGGACGTAGGGATCGATCTTGATGGGCGGGCCGCCCGGCCGGCTGCTCGAGGCGCCAGCACTGCGCAAGTCTCGATAGATGCCCCACATCTGCCGAGGATTGGGAATCTTCTCCGGTCCCTCGGGTCCGAGTGCGTGATCCACCACGCGCTCCAGCGTGCCCAGCGGCATCTTGATCAGCCCGCGCCAATACGCCTCGTTGCGCTCGTTCGTCACTGGGATGTTGTACCCAGCGCAGAGCACGGCGATCTGCGCCTCGAACTGCTTGCGCTCTGCTTGTTGGCGTTTTTGGTTCCCTGCGCCCATTCAATGCTCCGTCGGCTGCAGCTCGCGCCGCTTGGCTGTGATCCTGGCACGTAGGTTCGGTGCGATCGCCAGATCCTCGATCGCTACGATCTGCGCGTCATCCATCCCCGTGCGTATAGCGCGCTCGATGATGGCGTTCTCAAGTTCGTCTGCAGATTGGTAACGGCGCTCTGGGTGCGCGACTTTCTGGTTGCGTGGTTTGAACCTGGCTTCCCTCTTTTGCTGTTCCCTCATCCAATTGCGCCACACTGCCGGCCAATCCTTGTGCGGCATCTTAAACTCGTGATCCTTGAGCGCTTCTGTCTCATCCTCGATGTTCACATCCGGCGCCTTATGCGTAGCCCACGTACGTAGATCTGGCGTGATCTGGAAATCCGGCGGGCATCTCTTTGTCGGTCTCGGCTCTGGCTTGATCTCTTCATCATCTCCGAACATCGCAAGCTGAGTCTTCGCCATCTTTTTCTCCATTCTGTTTCTATTGGCCACCCCCACGACTGGAGAGGCTCAAACTCCAAAATACCTTTGCGGTGCCGTATCGGGATGAGTCCCTGTCCTGCGTCGGCCGCAAACCGATCGAAAGGGGGCGTAGCGAGCGTTTACCTCGTATCACCAGAATGATTCCTGGTGCACCGGCCCCGGCATCAGCATCGCCCAATCACGGCTAGCTGTCTCAGCTCTTACGCGACCGAGAGTTTTACGCGGGCAGCAATTGCTAACGCCTGACCGAGCGGTAGGCGGCTTTCTTTAGGCGCAGGTTTGATCGTGACACGGATGGTGATACAATCCGGTCGCGACGTTATTCGCCAACGTCAGCCGCCACGGGAGTGCTTCTACACACTGCCCTGACGCGCCCCGGAGGAGTAATCCTTGCGGGGCGTGTCTTTTTACACCTTCCGATATTCCTACTGCAAGTCGATTCGTTACTGGCCAGCGCGTTCAACGAAGTGATCCGCAGCCTGGCGCCGGTTCCATGCGCGAACTGCGCTGGCATTCGTGTATCGCCGCGGACCCAATGTGCCGCATCGCAAGCACTGAACTTGGAACTGCCGCCCCTTCTGGCTGTACTCGTGGACGCGCAGCTTCAGCGAGGCACAGAATGGGCAGGCGCGGATCTGCGTCACATGAAGGCTTCGAAGTAGGAACTATCGGTCAGCACATGCAACGAAACAGATAGCCTGAAGATCGCTTCGGAAGTCATTTCGATCCGATGAACCTTGCCGTCGACATCCTGCAGCTTCAAGACATGATTGATATCGAAAATGCCGATATCGTTCTCGACCTCCGATTCGGCTGGCGCCGGCAACGCAGGTGGCTGTGCATTGGTTTCAGCCAGCGCCGCAACAGCGGCTGACGCAGCTCGCAACCTGGCTACCTCGGCCTGAAGCTCCGCGCACTCGCTGCTCTTGTCCTGGCACCACTGTCGAATATCCGCCGCCGCCTTGATCATGGCCTCGCGCTTGAAGTCGCCCTCCAGACCCAGGTAAGCGCCCAACTCCGACATGAACGCGGCTACAGCCTGCGTATGCTCGGTAAAGCGGTCCGCGTCGGTCTTCGGCGGCCGGCCGCGTTTGCGCACCGTCATGGTCTCGGATCGATGGACGGTCTGCTCGGTCTCCATTTCCACGGCGCCGTCGTTGGTCTGATCGTCGTCATCCTCGAGCGGATGCAGCGAGTACAGGTTGTCGACTTTCTGAATGGTCCTGGCTGCCACCAACGAGGTGAGTTGCATCGCCACGACGCTGTCGGAGATGCGATCAATGTGCAGCACGTCCATCAGCGCCGACTCGCTCATTGGTCCGTCGCGCAGTGCATCCACGACGCGCACAGAGATGGGTTTAGTCATAGGTTAGTTCCCGCAGCCCTTTCAAGTGCCGCCGGATTGCACGATCTCGTGGGCCGCCTTTACCTTAGTCTCGCTCACTGCCCCAGCCGCGACCATGACTCGCTCGGCGCGGATGTATTCTTGAACTTCCTTGCTGAGCATGCTCACCTGGTCTTCCAGTTCTTTAATTCTCTTTTCGTAGTCAAATTCCATGGTCATCTCCCCGGTTCAGACCGGATCTGGTGGCGAGCACGGAACATCACCGAGCCACTTCTTTCCGCCGCATTGGGTGCAGATCTGCTGCGCAAGATCCTCGCAGCGATGCTCTGCCAGCAGGATGCTCGCACCGCAAGCAATGCAAATACCATCGTCATACACGTGAGGCACAGCGCTTGGTTCTGCAGCAGGAACCGGCAGCGGCACCTCACACCATCCATGTGCGTCATCTAACTCCCAAATGCGGCCCTCATCGTCTAGCGCATGCAAAACCCAGTTGCACTGAGTCGTGTGGTTATTGGCGACACCGGCGGATGTGATCTGAATGAATTTCATTGGCCCGATTCCTTCGCTTCCCCAGCGCTCCTTGTTTCCTCCAAGCGTCTCGGCGACTGCTCGAACACCTTTGAGAATGACCGTTCCTCGCTTGGCGACAGAGTCACTGGCGTTTCCGGAGATGCTATAGCCGTCAGCTCTTCGATTCGCTTTGCCGCGCGATGAGCCAGAATGCCGATCATCACGAACGTGTCTTTTTCTACTTCCATCCGCTTGCGATGCGGGATGTCGCGTAGGGCCTCGACCAGCCAAGCATCTGAGTGAGCGGAAATCGCTCGTCGCAAATCTTCGAAGTGCTGATCGGCAAGCCGACGCTGAATGTCTCGGTTACTCATCCGCGCTCTCTCCCTGCGCTGGGCATCCAGCGACGTGATTCCCGACCCTGCCTTGGTAGTACGGGCATGTGCAGCCAGCGCGGGCTAACTGGTCTATCTTCTTCGCCTCGCACTCTGGCCGCTCCAGCGCTTCCTGATACTCGGAGTCACTTACAGGGTGATCGTGTCGCAGAGGAATCCCCATGCGGATCAGCGCAAGCCGCGTCCTGAATCGACCCATTGCGCGCTTGAGGATCGCTTCTTCCTTCGAACTAAGCTGGTCACTCATGTTCTGCTCGCTTCGTTTGCGATGAGCTACGCAGCTCCGCCCGGATCTCCATCCACAGCTTGCCGAGCATGTTCTGCCCGTCGCGCTTCTCGCCCCATCCCCAGTAATCGTCGCGCCACGAGTTCTCAATCAGCTCGCGGCCGCCGGTCGCCAGCAGTTTGCGGCGCACGTAGTCGTGTTGTTCAACCTTCGCGCGTAGGATTCGTCGCATGATCTCAACCTTCACCGCGTCCCAATCCTTACGCCGCAGTCCCTTATTCCGTTCAGCAATCTTGAATGCGACGTGAGCGGATTCCGAGAAACGGACGCGCTCTGCAACTTCCGGCGCGCACCGGATGAACTTTTCCCAGTGATACGCATGCTCAGACGTCGGAAAGTCAATGTTGTGCCACTTCATCTGGAAGGATGAGAAGTTCGACAGGACGTAGCAATCCTGCTCATAGAAAAAAACCTGCGTGTCAGTGTCGAGCATGAGCGGACCAGCGTCCGGCGGTTGCGATGGCCTGCCAGCGATGTATTTCCGGGCTGCAATGACCGCTCGCTCCCAGTCGGTCTCACCGTCCGATGTAACGTCGCAGTGTCGTAGCAGGTCACGCAGCAATGCATCCGCTCGCGGTTCGAGCGCAACTCTATCGCGGTCCCGTAGTTCAATCAGCTTTTCCGCCTGCTGCTGGAGAGACGCCGAAACAAGCCGCTCTTCTTCCCGATCCTGCAGCGCCGCGCGCTTGAGGATCGCTTCTTCCTTCGGGCAAGGCTCGTCACTCATGTTCTGCTCGCTTCGTTTTACCTGAACACCGATATAGCAACCGGCGCTGATCGCCTGGCTCATCGACATCGCTTATCATTATTTCCAGCTCTCCAGAGCGGACGAGATTGGAAAAGCGGGCCATCAGTGCGCCAACATCGCTAGGTTCGCGCGCAACTCTATCGCGGTCCCGTAGTTCAATCAGCTTTTCCGCCTGCTGCTGGAGAGACGCCGAAACAAGTCGTTCTTCTTCCCGATCCTGCAGCGCCGCGCTGAGCTTCTTTTCGGCGGCGGCCAGCTTTCTTTCCAGATCAGGTAACTGCGGTTGCGGCGTTCCCCATCCGATCCTAGCCAGCAGACTCTCGATCTCGCCAGTCAGCACCACGCGGCCAGATTCGTAGCGGGCGACGTCTTGCTGTAGGCGCTCGATCTCAGCACGCTGCCACGCAATGACGTCGGTCGCGTATTCTTCCCTGGCTTGTCGCTCTTGCTCATGAGCCACTAAATTGATCTTTGACCATCGCGCCAGATAGTCGGCAAAGACTGGTTCTTTCGATGAACTCATGTCTGTCATGCTCGCTGCTTCCTCAGTTCGTTGCCCTGCCTGACCGCCAACTGCTGCGCCTCCAGCAGCTGCAGCTTGTACTGGTCGCGCTCGGCGGTAAGCGTTTCAATCTCTGCAATCGCCATCGCACGCACGCTGCGGCAAGGCGCGCATTTCTCCAGCAACTCGCAGGTGTCGTGCTTGAGAGAGATTAGGGCGAGGCTTTCTTCAGCTGGCTCATTTGTCATTTTTTATCTCCTTCAGCGTGCGCGACTCAATCCAATTCATCGCGCAGTTCCACGCGATTTCGAATGTCAGACGGATGCGGTTCTCCAAGTACTTCGGGTCTGAACCAATGTCAGCGGTGTCAAACAACGATCCATGGACCTCTTTTAGCCGGCGCCACTGTTCGTTGTAGGCGGCAACCTCAAGGGAGACCTGGAGCTTATTCTCGGGTGTCCGCGTAGCATCGGCGCTCATATCGATAGCCCCGCGATGCCGTCCAGTGCCCGTTTCAGTGCCATGAAATCGCCGTTGACAAATTCGCCGCCCATCGGCACGTCGTCAGGCATGCGATCCCATTTGTCGTAGCAATTGCGCGCGGCAGTTATCAGATCTGCCAGCGACGGTGATGCGAGCCGCGCCCTGGCCTGAGCCGGGTACCGATCAGCGGACTGCTGGTCGCTCAGGCGAGTGCCATCGGTGAGTAAAAAACGGCGCTCTGGCAACACACGCGTGCCGTTGCCCAGGTCGAGCAGAACGGTGTCCGTGGGCGGCTGTTGCTTGGCCCATTCGATTAGGTCAGCGATGATCACGGCAGGCTCCTGATGTATTCCAGCGCGGCGGATCTGATGGCGAGTGGGCCTGTACTCGCATCAGCGTCGAAAAGGCCAATCCTTGACGATTCAGAATCTCTCGCGAATGTCTCAACGTGAAATTTGTTCATCTCAGAGAAAAAATGCACCACCATCCCTTTGCCGCGCAACGCATCTAGGATCAGCCCTGCGTCGGCCCAGGTGGTGAAGATTGGCGTCGTATTCGGCATGTCGTAGAACCTATCGGGATGAATCTGCCATTTTCCACGGCATTCAGCCGGGTCGCGCCGCCGCCACCCGAGCAGCTTCAAGCAGATCAATTCATTTTCTTCATCGGTCGTCATGTTCTGTCCCAACTCATCGTCCTCAGGCGGGCCTTGCCTTGCGTCACATACTTCTCTACTGTGAACTCACTTAACCCTAGTTTTTTAGCGGTTTCCGCATACGACAGCCCGTCCCTCTTGTGACACAGCAACACTGCCGCATGCGTTGGAGGCAGTTGCGCAAGCGCCTTGTCGATCTGCTGCTGCAGATTCAATCGATCAGCCAGATCGTCGGGCAGTACGCAAGAGGGCTGGTCGGACCATTCATCGACGGTGTCGCTATCGACAGTAATATGTTCACGTTCCTGTTCTACTTCGATGCGGAAATCCGCCAGCACATGCGAGGCTATGCCATATAAGTAAGCGAGGGGTTTATGGACTACCTTCTCATTGTCGAGCCTGAGCAATCGGCAGTACACCTCCTGTGCCAGGTCATCGACGTCCTGTGGCTGGCGCAGGCGCCGCATCAGGTAGCGATGCAGCTCGCGGCGGTAGCGGCCGAAGGTGGTGGCGAATGAAGAAACACGTCCGTTGATATCCATATGAAACTCCGGGTGCTGCGAGCTAAGGAGTGGTGGTGGTTCAAGTAATCCGTTCCCAAATGCTGGTCAGTTTCTCATCCTGCTTTACGGTCAGTGGCCGGTTGCAGCCGAGTTGGACCGTGATGCTATCGATGAAGCCGCGCTCCCAATCGGTCAGCGCCGACTCGCGCTGCTCCACATCAGCGAGCATCTGCGTTATTTCGTCTGGCGTGCTCATGGCTTCGCCGTGCGCTCCAGTTCAGCTAACAAGTCATCGGCCAACATCACGCACGTCTGAACGATGTCACGACGTTCTTCCCAGCTTGGCATTCCGCGAGCCGTGAGCGTCGCCGCTTGCGCCTGCAACACTGCCTTGGCGAATTCCTCGCGCTTCGAGAGCCCTCTCGACCACACACGGTTTCCGCCTCCAAGATCAATGACAATTGGCCGCGCTGCCGCTTCTAGGTGCTGCACTAAATCCGGTGACATCATCTTCCCCTTGCTTTCCGTCCCGAGTCTGATTAACGTGCTGCCACGTTGTCACCATGTCACGAGGAAGTCAAGATGTCCTTCACGCAAGCGGAATTGAACGAGCGACGCCGGTTTCTGGGCGGATCGGAAAGTGCGGCCGCGCTTGGATTATGCAATTTCTTCAGTCGCTTGGAGTTGTACAAGGACAAGATCGGTGAGGGTGAGCCGATCGAGGAAACCCTGCCGATGATGGTGGGCACGGCCTTGGAGCCAGTCGTGTTGCGCTGGTTCGAGAAGGAAACCGGACTGAAGGTCGAGCACCAGCAGGTTCGTGTTGTGGACCAGAACAATCCCTGGCGCCGCGCGACGCTGGACGGCATCGCCTCCGATGGTGCCAATGTGCAGGCCAAGTGTTCTGGAATGTACGGATGGTGGGGCAAGGAAGAAGACGCGATCCCCGAAAGCATCGTGTACCAGGTGCAGCATGAAATGGCCTGCGGGGACTTCAAGTACACGTGGGTGCCCGTCATCCTTGGCCAGCGTACCTTCCGCGTGTATCGCATCGAGCGCGACGAGGAATTGATCGAATTGGCGACGTACGGTGAGCGCGAATTCATGCAGATGGTGGCCAACCATACGCCGCCGCCAGCTCGCGATTCCGAGGATCTGAAAATCCTCTATCCGATTGATCATGGAATAACCGTCGTGGCCAGCGTCGAGATCGAGCCGGTTGCTTATCACTGGTCGACGGTAAAAGCGCAGATCAAAAAACTGGAGGCTGAAGAAGAACAAGCCGCCTTCCTGCTCAAAGACTTCATGAAGGAAGCTGCCACACTCAAAGGCAATGACGGGAAGGTGCTGGCCACATGGAAGTCCAATGTTGAGAAGCGGATGAAAGTCACGGACTTCCGCAAGGATCATCCGGGCCTCGCCGAGCAGTACAGCCAAGAGACAGTGGTGCGCAAGCTGCTCAACAAGATCAAGTAACAACTGAGTCCCGCCCGCCGGCTTCGCCCCGCCACGACGGAAGTGAGCTTTCCGCACGTTTGGAGCTCAGACGAGGCCGGCGGGAGATGGGCGAGTAAGGCACATGACGCGATTGGTTCTCCAAATCATGCTCGTTGTATTCGCCGCGATTGGCTGCTGGCTTATATGGGCAGATCTTGGGTGGAACGCGGTACTTGGAATTTTTCTTCTACTGTGGGCCAACAACATCGAATTGAGGCTTAACCCTCCGAGGAAGCTATGACAGATCAACGACAAGTGGGCGGACCGAGCCGCAACCGCAATAAGACAGAGCCGCAACAGCAGGCGCGCACCGCAACTGTCGATTCGAAACCGCTGCCGCAGCAGGACATGCCGCCGCCGGCCGGCGCTGGCGATCAGGCACCGGCGCTCTATCAGTTGCCACCGCAGGCCAAGGCCCGCGGCATCAGTGAGGAGCAATGGTTCACGCTGCGCAACAGCCTATATCCAGGCGCGCTGCCCGAGTCGTGCGTCATGGTTTGGGACTACTGCAAGGCGCGCAAACTGGATCCGATGAAGAAGCCCTGCCACATCGTTCCGATGGAGGTCGAGGTCAAGAAGCGCGATCCGCAGACGCGCGAGGTGACGAAGCACAAGGAATGGCGCGATGTCGTGATGCCAGGCATCTACGAGTACCGCACGACCGCGATGCGCACCGGTTTATATCTCGGGCACAGCGAGCCCGAATACGGCGACGACATTGAATCCTTCGGTGTAACAGCCCCGTACTGGTGCTCGATGACCATGTACAGGTGGAACGAGAAGGCGACGCGCGTCACCGAATTCCCCGTCAAGGTGTTCTTCGAGGAAATCTGCGGAACGAAGTGGGGCACCCAGAAAGGCGAACTCGTGGCCAACAGAAAATGGAGTCAGTCGCCGATCCAGATGCTGACGAAATGTACCGAGGCCGCCGGCCTGCGCGAAGCCTTCCCCGATGAGTTGGGCGGGGAGCACACGATCGAGGAGATGGAGGGGCGCGTGATCAGCGATGGCGATGACAGCGTGGTGCTGAATGTCCCGCCAGGCCAGTCCCGCAACGACACTGCCAAGGAGGCGCTGCGCGCGCGCCAAGGTCAACAGAGCGCACAACAGCCTCGCCAGGAAGCGCAGCGCCAGCCTGAACAGCAGCGCACCGCCCAGACGCAACCAACGCAGCAACAAGCGCGCGCTGCGGCGGATGCCACTTCTGAAGCGACCGCTGCGCCGGCCGAGGATGAGGAAATCCCGTGGGAGAGTAAGCAGGGCAGCAGCACTCAGCAGCAGAAACCCTCCCAGCCGAAGACGCCGCAGACCGATGAGGAGTGGGCACAGGCCATGAAGGATGGCGCCAAGAAGTCGCGCGCGGACCTAGATGCTATCTGGGATGCCCATCTGGCCGCATGCGATGCCGCCGGCAAGGAAGTCTCGGTCGACATCGAAGCGGTCTATCAACTCCTTGCAGGAAAATGATCATGGCGAAAGATAAGAAATCCCCTCCTCCGCAGCAGATGACCGTGCTGCGCGAAACTGGCGTGACGGTTCAGGAGGAATCCTTCCTGCCGGCCGATGTGCTTGCCAGCAATAGTGTGTTTGGCAACGCCAACAGTGCTAAGAATCAGCCACCACCCACCGGTCAGGGGCCGGCGCTGGTGGACATCCGGATCCCGCAGCCGGCGCCGATCACCGACGGTACAACGATGCTCAATCGCATCAAGGAACTGGCGGTGACCGACGCGGGTAGCTACGAGATGTGCGCCCAGATCCGCGCCAGCTGCCGCAACCGTTGGTCGGCGATCGAGCAAGAGCGCGTGAAGATGAAGGAACCCGCCCTGGAGTCCGGCCGGCGGGTGGATGCGTTTTTCAAGCCGGTCCTGACCGCGTTCCAGCAGGCTGGCGAGATGGCGACCACCAAGCTGAATGCCTACGACGAGGAGCAACGCCGCATCGCCGCCGAGAAGCAGCGCGTCGCGGATGAGGTGGCCCGCAATGTGCGCGAGCGGATCGAAAGGCAGGCGCGGGAGGAGCGGGAGCGCCAAGCGGAGGCACAACGTGTCCAGGAGCGCGCTGAGGCCGCCAGGAAGACCGAGGAGCAGCGCATCGCTCGGGAGGCAGCGGAGGCCAAGGCCAACGAGGAACGCGCCAGGCGCGAAGCCGCAGAGGCCGCCGCCGCCGGGGATCGGGTCAAGGCTGAACAGGCCCAGCTCGAAGCCGCAAACGAGCGCCAAAAGGCCATTGAGGCGAAAAAGGAACAACTGCGTGCCGAGGAAGCCCGCGAGATCGCCGAGACCGAGAACCGCCGGCTGCAGCAGGCATCCGAAGCGCGCGCCAGACAACTCGAGCAGCAGGCCAGCGCCGTCGTCGCCACGAAGGTAGAAACCGAGACGGTCGAGGTCGCCGGACTGTCGCGAGCGAAGGTCTGGAAGTGGAAGCTGAAGGACAGGGACAAACTCGCCGATCAGTTCCTATTGGTGGACGAAAAGAGCATCAGCCGTATCGTCACTGCGATGAAGGAACGCGCGCACGAAGTGGTCGGCGTCGGCGCCATCGAGATCTACCAGGACACCAACCTTCGACAAGAGAGGATTTGATCATGAATGTGATCTTCTACGATACAGAAACGCAGGGCTTGCCACTTTTTAATGAGCCCAGTGAAGATCCACGCCAGCCACACATCGTGCAACTGGCCGCATGCTTGGTGGATCTAGAAACACGCAAGACCATTGCCAGCATGGATGTGATCGTGCGACCGAACGGCTGGAGCATCCCGGAGGATGTTGCAAAGATCCATGGCATCACCACCGAGCGTGCAGCGGATGTCGGCATCCCTGAAGCCATCGCGCTGGACATGTTTATGGAGTTGTACGGGGGGCGCCTTCGCGTCGCACACAACGAATCTTTCGATGCCAGAATTATGCGCATCGCTTTGCTGCGCCACGGCCGCAATGCCCTGACCGCAGATGCGTGGAAGGATGGCAAGGCTGAATGCACTCAGCAACTCTCAACTCCAATCCTCAAACTTCCGCCCACCGAGAAGATGCTTGCCGCAGGGCGCACCCACTTCAAGAGCGCTAATCTAGGCGAGGCATATCGGCACTTCACCGGCAAGGAGCTTATCGGCGCGCACAGCGCTCTGGCCGACGTGCAGGCATGCATGGCCGTGTATTTCGCGGCCAAGCACCTAGCGTTATGAACATCTTCATCGGCGCCGTGCCGCGGTTCGACATCGAGATCACGCCTGAGCTGGTGGCGCTGATCATGCGGCTGGGCGGCATGCACTACGATGGCTACTGCCGCAAGGCGACACAACTAGGCGGCTTCGTCTATGGATGGCACAACAGGGTGACGCTTGCGCCCGATGCGATCGAGACTGCCATCGCCACCTTCTCGCAACTGGACATGGTCGCCAAGATCGTGGAGTTCCCACCACCGCTCACGCCCGAGGAAACAGCTATCCGCAAGGATCTGGTGAAAAGCATCCACGCCGCCATCCAACAGTACCGCGTGGACTCTCGGTTCGGTACGTCTATTCCAGTGATCATCACATGAACGAAGAAAAACAAGCGTACCCGCTGCAATGGCCGGTCGGTTGGCGCCGCACGTCCACCGAACTGCGTGAACGTGCGCACTTCAACAAGAAGGTGCCGCAGTATCGTGATGTGATCGAGAACGGCCTTTCGAAGCGCGTGCGCTCATATGACCGCAAGACCGATCTGACCGTGCGCGACGCGACGAAGCGGCTGCTCGAGGAACTCGAGCGCATGGGCATGGAGCGCGAGGATGTCGTTATCTCGACGAATATCGAACTGCGCGTGGATGGCCTGCCGAAGTCGAACCGTCGCGCGCCGGACGATCCCGGTGTGGCCATCTATTGGCGCGTGGACAAAAACACGCGCTGCATGGCGATCGACCGGTATGACCGGGTCGAGGACAACCTCGCGGCCGTCGCTGCAACGCTCGACGCCATGCGCGCGATCGACCGCCACGGCGGCGCCACGATCCTTGACCGTGCGTTCATGGGCTTTGCCGCGCTGCCAGCGCCGGAAAGTTGGTGGCAGGTGCTAGGGCTGAAGGGACCGAACGCCACCGAGACCGAGATCAAGACCGCCCATCGGCGCCTGATCAGCGAACACCATCCGGATACCGGCGGCGATACGGATAAGGCCGCTCGCATCAACCGCGCCCGAGATCAGGGCCTGCAGTCCATCTAACAATTTCCCTCACCCATCAGGAGCATCTATGTCCACCCGCATCTACCTCGTCACCAACACCCAAACCGGCGAGGAATCCCTGATCACCGCGACCAATCCAGCACCGGCGATCCGCCATGCCGCGAAGAAAGCCTTCAAGGCGAGCGTCGCCAAGCAGGATGATCTGGTGCGCCTGCTGCCGATGACGGTTGTTGAGAAGGCTGGCGAGGAAGAGGCTGGCCCTGCCTAATCATCATGCCGGACAACGTTAACTCAATCACAGGTCGGTCAGAAATGGATCTCTACGAAATCCTCAACGTCTTGCGCGATGCTGATCAGGTCGCCATTAAGAAAGCGTACCGCAAACTTGCCTCCAAACATCACACTGACAAAGGCGGGGATGACGCGAAGATGGCGCAGGTCAACGTCGCCTACGAGACCCTGAGCGATCCGAATAAGCGCGAGCGCTACGACCGTACAGGTGAGATTGGCAATGGTCCTGGCATCTATACCGAAGCGGAGAACATGATCTGCTCGGCCTTTGATGGCGCGATCGAGCGCTGCGATGACTACACCGATGCAGTCAAGGTGATCGTGGATACCCTCGCCAACAAAACGGAGGAAGTGCAGAAGGCGATCAATGCCGGTGAGCGAAAGATCGGTGAGATCGAAAAGAGGCGCACTCGCGTGCGCAGGAAAGGCGGCGGCACCGACCTGTACGAACGCGTCATTTCACACAAATTGCGCATGGCCCAACAGAAGAAGGCGCAGGACGAACACCATCTGCTGGTCATTCAGGCTGGGCAGAAGATCATCGCGGACTACGAGTGTTCGGTTAAAACCGTTGATCCTAAAATAGCAGATACCTTAGAGAAGGTACTGCGCGCTGAATACAACAGACATGTAAAGTCCTTCTTTTCTTTCGATCCCTGATCTATCATCACGTCACCTTGTCACCTTTTGAGCCACATTCGAACATGACGCCACCCGAAGATACACCCGAGACTGTCGAGGTCGGCTCTGGCCACCAGGCCAAGAATCGCAACCAGTATCCCTTCGACAAGTTGAAGAAGAAGGGTGACTTCTTCCTGTGGCCCAACCGCGCTGATGATCATGCGCTGCGACAGCAGGCGTATCGCCGGAAGAAGTCCACTGGCATCGACTTTCGCGTCACCCGCGATCCAAAAGGTGTCCGCGTGTTCCATAACGGTCTCGTCCCCAAAGCGACTCGAAAACCCAAGAAGTAGGAAACCAGCATGGCCAAGTTCAAACTCTCCCGCCGCGAAGGCAGTTTCGGTGCGTTCAAGAATCGTGTGCCGGAGCACGGCGCCAACGGCAAGACGGAAATCGATCTGCCGGTATCGCTGAAGGGAACAAAGCGTGACATGGATGCGCTGTTACTCACGGTTTCTGGTGCCAAAGCATCGGAGATCCTGTACACGGATGGCATTTTCGAGATGCCGTACATCTCCCCGCTGACGCTGGGCCGGACCATCGAAGGGCTGCTGGTGCAGATATGGGATGAGGCTACACGCAAGGCGCCGCTGAGATTCTCTGGCGTTACGGCCAAAGACATCGTGATGGACTTCAGCGCCAAGCACATCATCGAAGTAAAGATGAAGCTGGTGCTCTCACCTGACCCGGACAAGGAGCTGCCGCGGCTCGCACGCCTCCAGACCCTGGACACAACGCGAGACATCGAGATCGAGGGACAGCAGGGCGACATCTTTGGAGTCGAGGAGGAGGAGGAAGAAGGCGAGCAGACTGACATGGTCGGCGAGGGCAATGGAGAGGAAAGTGGAGAAGATCCCGAGGACGATGACGAGGAGGAGGAATAACCAGCCCGTAAAATTTGTGCGGGATTGCTGGCGCTGCGGCGTGGCGCTCGACCTTAAGGATCGACCCTGCCGATGCCCACAGTGCGGCGCCAGCGATCCATGTGGAGAACAATGATGGGTTTCATTCTGAAGTTGATCGCTGGCCGGCTCGGTCCCTACGTGGTGATCTGGCTGGCGCTCGCCTTGATAGCTGCGCTCGGTACGGCCGCCTATCAGCGCCAATCTGCCAAGCGCTACGAGGCCCAGCGGCAGGTGGCCATCGTGGAGCGCGACGCCGCTCGGGCCGATGTGCGCCGGCTGCTGGAATCGATCGCGTCCAAGGACGTGGTGATCGATGAGCTGGAGATGACACTGCTGGAGTGGCAGACCAAGGCCGCCGCCAGCATCCTGGCCAACCAAGAGGCCGGTGCCCGTGTCGAAGCGTTCCAAAACCAACTCAACACCGCGCGCACTCGTATCCGCGCGCTCTCGGAGGCTGACCGTGCGCTGCCTGACTGCAATGAGCTCATGTCGCTGGATCTCGCTGTTGCTTGCCCTGGCTTTTCTCGCGGGCTGCGTATCTGGTCCCACGGTGATCACGAAGGAACGCGTGATACGCGTGCCAACCCCGGTGGTCCAGCCGATTGATCCACGCCTGACCGCAGACTGCGCGCCAGCCACGAGCGTGCCAGCTGAAGGTGCGCTGACAGTCGGGGACGCGCTTGAGCGTTTGGAGGCTGTCGAGTTCAGCTTGGCAGCATGCAGGTCGCAGATTGAGCAGATCAGAAAGGTCCAGCCATGACCGTGTACGGCAAACTTCCGGTGTTTCTCGGGCAATGGGATCAGGATCTCGAGGAAGTGATGCACTACCTATATTTGCCAGTGCAGATGCCTGACACGGATGTCCGCTTGCCTGACAATCTGCGCGTCTTGTGGCAAATGATTCAGCGGACGAAGCGTTACGCGGAGTACTTCGGCCGCAACTACCGTTATATCTACGTGAGCGCACGCAAAGGCTTCGCCACCCCAGACAATCCGCTCAATCGTCCAGGCTGGCACTGCGATGGATTCGGGACTGAGGACTGGAACTTTGTGTGGTGGGTCGGTCCAGGCACGCGCTTTGCGCACCAGCCCTTCGAAGGGATCGTCTCCGACCACAATCGGTCAATGACCCAGTTCGATGAGCAGGTTCGAGCCGATCGCATCGTGCAGTACCCAGAACGCAGGCTGTACCTGCTTGATCCGACCGTGGTCCACGCCACACCGATTATCGAAGCACCAGGATGCTGGCGGCAGTACGTGAAAATCTCGATGTCTGATCACCAGTACAACCTGAAGAACAATTCTCACAACTATCTATTCGACTACAAGTGGCCAATGCACGCGCGCGACGTCATTCGCAATGATCCGCATCGCGCACAGCGTGACTACGTGTGACCGCTGATCAAGCCATGGCTGTCGCCGCTCGCCGCAACGTACCGAAGTGTGCGTCGGCTTCGTGCCTTGAGTGCGCGCTGCAAGCGTTGGCGAATGAAGTGCGTAGGCTGCGGCAACCTGTCGAAGAAACACCAAAGAGGAAACCAAAGCCATGAGCGATCTTGAAACCGGAACCCTGACCCCGCGCAGCGCTGATATTGTCGAAGAAATCCGTTTCTCTGGTGGGTTCGGTCAGCCAGACGGGTTTGCGTCGGTGCTCATTGCATCAGTTCGTACTGATGGATCGCTGTGCTTGAGATTGGATTACCGCGGTATTGATCATATTCAGGTGTGGGCTGTTGAACTGACCAACGAACAACGCGAAGCCATTGCTGGCTTGACGAATCGCTACAGACCGCGCGTTTATGAATGGACCGTGCAAAACGGTAAACCTGTTTTTACTCCACCAGCCTAGTCAGTCGCTTGCCAGCGTAGTCAGCGATCATCGATCCGAACGCGCCCCACAGAAAGGCGCTCAACATGTTCAGGCCAACCAGCGTCCCATCCTCTGCGACAACCCCGAGCGCGCCCCCGATGGTGGGCCAGACCCTGCCGATCTCAGGGATCATGAAGTAGCCGGCGAATACGGTGATCAACGCCGTGACCGTGGAAGGCCAGTCCCCTGACCAATACAGCCACACGCTCGGCGGCGGCGTGCCCATCTTCTTCGAAGCAGAGAACGACCGACCGTAGGCACTCAGCCAGTGAACGATCTGTCCGACCGCGCACATGATGAGCGTGGACCACGACCACATGAATGTGTCGGTGATATAGGTGATGTCTTGAGCTACGGCTTCGGGGATCATGATTGGCTCCGGTTGTTTTTAGAGTCCCAGCACTTTTCTGATTCTCAGCCAATGACCGATCCTGTCATCCAATCCGTTGTAGCCACCGTTGATTTTTTTCGTGATGGCACCGAAGGCATCCTTGTCAGCTAATGCGTTCAGTCCCTTGGTTTTCCAAAACCACCCAGATGCACGGCACGCCGCTTCAGTACCTTGAAGAAGCTCTGGGCTTCCGATGAGGTCAAGTGATAGAGCGGCTCCGCAGGATTCGTAATTGGCCCGTCCGGTAATTTGGATGAGCGCGCGCCCCTTGAATCGCTTTCCGTCACCTGGCTTGGTGTTGCCAAGATCAAGCCGACCTTCGTAGGCTGATCCATCAGCGATCTCCTGTGTGTACCGAAACGATCCAGATTCATGGGCAAGTTGCGCAATGAATGCGGCTTGGCGCATCGAGGAATGGATCTCGAACTCCTCCATAGCATCGGTGAGCGCTACGGCAAACAGCGCAGCGCGCTGGCCGGCGAAGGGAATCATTGCGAGTAGTGTTTCTGGGCTCATCATGCTCTCATCTGTTGTTCTTGCATGGCCTTGGCTACGACGGGCCGCGGCTTCGCCGGCATCGCATCCCACAGTGCAGCGAATTCTGGATAGCCCGCTTCGCGGATCGCAGCGACCGCCGCGGCTTTGTTCTTGCCGGCGATAAGTGGCGCTAGTTCGCTGGTCAGTTCGTCGGCTGTCTTGCGCTTGAGCGTATCTGGCACCTCGGACTCGTCCTTGTATCGTTTCAGTGCTTCGACCTTTCGATCGATTTCTTTCTGGAAAACCTTGCGCACTTCCTCGATCCCTTCCTCGTTGAGGTTTCGGTCGCGGATTTTCTCGCCCAAACGCCGACGGGTTTCGTCGATCTCAAAGCTCATGCTGCGGATGTTGCGATCGCGGGTGACTTCCGGGTCGATTGGATAGACGCTCACACCGAATAGGCGCAGCCATGCTTGCGTCTTCGTCAGTCCCGGCTCACCGGAGCGCGGATCGACCTTGCCGGTGTAGGCGTCCTTCACCTTGCCCATCGCGCCCTTTTCGGTCAGAAAGCCCGGCGCGGCCATGCCCCACGCATAGGACAGGTACGACATCGCTTTCATCCCTGGCGTGTCCCCTGGCGCCGCGATCTCGCGGCCTGTGAATGGGTCGATGCCGGTCTGCCATGCAGCGACCGCGTCAGGTATGGGGCCTGAGAGCAAGCCCAAGGTCTCTGCGGACTGCCGAAACTCACCCTGACTCACCTGTGCCATCGTATCGGCGAGCATTCCCCACGGCACCGTGTAGCCCAAATCGATGACCTGCAGCCGCCCCTCCTGGTCGCGCTTAGGCATCAGGTACATGCCGCCCTTGGACTTCATCCACTCAGGGAACGCTTTCGCCAGCCGGCGCAGTTCATCCTCCCCGGCGCCGAACGCAGCCATGACACTTTCCTGCAGCGCGTAGCCAGCGGCGATGTACGGCAGGTACACCCATGGACGCTTGATCGCAGCCTCAGCCATGCGCGGCAGCGCGAAGTAGGTGTACGACAGGAAGGGAATTCCGAACGGTGCATTGCGCAGATACCGAACCGCGCGCGGTACCAACGAGTAATCGAATACCCACTTGTGCGACTCGATCATGGCATCCGCTTCCGACAGTCCCTGCCGCTCCATGCCATCGATCAGCTTGGCGATCTTGAAGATGGCCTCTTCGAACTGGTAGACGTCGCCCACTGCATTGACGAACTTCGCCCCCATCGCGTGGATGACGTTCGCCGTCGGCTGTTTGGACTTCTGCAGCAGAATCCACTCATCGCGGATGCGCGACAGCTCGCGGTTGGCGAAGGTCGCTTCCTTCAGTCCGAACCGCACAGCGATCCGATAGAAGTTGTCCTTGCGGATCACGCTGTCGAGCGCCTGCACCAGCCGCTGAGGGACTCGATGCATGGGCATGCCTGACAGGTGCAGCATGATCGTGTTGCCCATCATGTTGCGAAAGTGCGAGGGGACGTTCATCGCCACCTTGGACGTCTTCCACGCCTGCCCCAGCTTCGTCAGCGCGCCGCCCTGGCCGAAGATGTTCTCCAGCAGCGAATCGGTCTGGATCATGTTGTAGGCGCCGACCAAGTCTTCGTGAATCTCCTTGCGCACGTACAAGCCGCGCAGCGCGCCATAGCGCGGTGAGTTAGGGATCTGCTCGAAGTCGGCTAGATCAACGCCCTGCATCGCCTCGATCGCGCGATTGGCCAGGGTATCCATCTGGTCTGCGATGCGGCGTGCCTTCTCCGCGATCGCTGGCTTGGACCGCAAATGATCGGCCTGCCGGCGCAGGTGCGCGGCCTCCTCAGCCATCCAGAACGGTGAGACCTTCCTACCATCCCACTCCACCATCATCACCTCTGGCGTCCACGCCTTGTTCTGCGAGATGGTGTTCAGGAAGTTCATGATGGCCAGATCCCGCATGGTGCGCGACAGCCCGAACGCTGACAGGAAGGCTGGATCCGTGATCTCGCCCAGAATGACCTTGCGCACCTCCTCCGGAATGTCCTTGCGCTGTTTCAGGTAGCCCATGTCGGAGAGCTTCTTGCCCGTGCCCATCGCCTTGCGACCCTTACCGTCATCCAGAATGTGACGCAGGTACAGCCGCGGCAGGTACTGATCCTTGTACGTCTCGTATGACTCCTCATTTAGCAGCCCAGCATCGACCAGCGCACGGCCCTGCGCGTCGATCGCTTCCTTCACATGGATCGCCGCGTCGCGGATCTTCTGGTTCTCGACGCTGTCGGCCGTGGCGCCGGCTGTGGTCAGGTACGCATAAACGCGCTCGCTATCCTCGGTGCTGGCCTGTGAGAGCGTTGAGAAGATGTCGCGCGCGATCTCTCGCACCTGCGTGAGCGCACCGAGCGTCTTGTACCGCTCCACCAGATATTCCTTCGCACCAGGCAGCCGGCCAAGCGCGCCGTAGCGCCAGCCGAACTTGTTGTTGAAGCCGTCGATGATGCGGTTCGCCACGCCTGCGTAGCCGCGCGCCTCGCCTGACTTCTTCGGGATCACGCGCTGCAACACATCCACCTCGACAGTGCGGGTGTCCTTGCGCTGGAACATCGGCAAGCCTTCCAGCGCAGCGGCGCGCATGGAGTCGGTCACGTCAACAGAATGAATTTTTTCGTACTCCGCACCATGTACTGGTGTCCCGCCGCCGTCTGCAGGGTTTGTGAGGATCGCTGTTTGCCCAACCCGCGCGCCCCACTTCTTCACCATCTTGTTGACTGCCGCCGGCAGGATCTGGTCGTAGAAGCCGATCATGCCTTCGCCACCAACCTGCATATCTAACCCTTCAACTACTCGCACCTCTCTACCACGCGGACTGGTGTACACGGGCGCGGAGCTAAGAAGCCTTTCCGCCAGCTCGATGCCGACAATATCCGGCAGTTCTTGCGGGGTGATCAACCGCTCCATCGCTATGCTGCCATCTGGCCGCCATGCGCGTAGCGACCCCGATAAGTCAGCCTCGATCGTTACCCATTCGAGCTTACTGATGTGCTTTCGCAAGCTGTACCGATCCGCCTGCGCCTTGCCAGGCAACCACGCAATGCGCTCGAACCCATTCTCCGCCGCCCATCGGATCATTCGCTTGAAGGCGAGTTCGGGCCATGTGGTTTTGAATGGGGCGTCAGGAACGCCAGTTCGACTCTCTATTGTTCTCACTGCCTCGATGCGTTCGCCTGGCCGCAAGAGTTCTTCTGCAAGTGCTAGCGATGGAACTGTGCGCACAAATTCTTCATCACGGAAAATATTGAACGCGGTTCCATCTATCTCCTTGACCTTATAGCCGCCCTTGCGCCCAGCCTGATGCCAGTCGCTCTGGATCTCCTCAATGAACAGCACTCTCTTTCCATCTGCATCCACGCGCTCATTGAAGCGGACGTGGGCGAGGATGTTGGGCTCAGACCAGTGGCTGGAGCGATATACATCGGGATTGTTGTGCGAGTACTTCGTATCCGAGTCGAATGCGTTGCCGCGGCGCTCGGCATCCGCCCTGGCTTCCTCGTTCGTGTCGAAAGACGCGACTACCTTGCCGGTCTTGGTATCGAACACTTGATGCGTCTTCGTATTGATCGGCAGCGTCAGCAGCAGCTCGCGGTAGTTCTCGCCGCCGGGCGTGGTGTATTGGGCGTATTGCGTATGTTCTGCATCACCTTCCCAACTGGAATTGATCATTTCTTGACGAGTGGCACGCAACTGATCAGCAAGTTCCGCCGCTTCCTTTGGAAGCCACTTCCCAGTCTGGTGATCTTTCCATCGCGCGGCATCGTCCGCGACATGGTGATATCGCTCGCGCCCGTCGTGAGTCTCCACAGCAGTCATTGGCGTGCCATCGTAAACATCCGGCACGTAGCCAAGCGCGGTCAGGCGCACCACCAGGGCGCCATGCCGCTGCTGTAGCTCATCCGCCGGGCCGCCATGTGCCGGAGCGCCGTGTACCACATCCTGCACCTGGATCTGATTGGCATAGAGGAAGTCCACCACTTCCTGCTTGGTGGCGCGGTGATCCAGTGCGTTGATCCACTCCTCCAACCCGCTCCATTCGATCTCTTCCTGCTTGGTGCCCGGCATGTTGCGCAGCGTGGCGAGCCATTCATGCGCCGTACCCTTCTCGCGCTTGGCTGTCTCTGCGTTGCGCGTCAACTGTGAATAGAACGTCGGCGCTTTGGTCTGCGCCATCGGCTGCGCATCTGGCATCACCTCCGACGTGCGCCCTGCCTTCAGGAACGTCTGCATGTCATCAATCAGCCGGCCCATCGCCTCCTTGCTGTATTTCTCCGGCAGCTTCATCTCGACCGGCACGTTGAACACGCGACGCAGGAACGCTTCGATCTTCGCTATCAAGTCCTGCACCCACTTGCGCATGTTGCCTGGAACGGGCTTGCCGGCCAGATACTGCGGGGCGTAATAGGCCAGCACCTCTTCGGCAGCGATGCGGCGCTGATTCAGGTTGTTCCAGTCGAAGGCGTCGCCGAACTCCACGCGCCCCTGACGGCGCACAGCCATCGGCTGGTCGCGCGCGATGCCATCTAGGATTGCTTCGTGGGCTTCTTGGCCGATGACCGAGCGCAGCCCGAAGTGCACAACCGTCTCATGCAGCACCGAGTTGCGCACGTCATCGATCGTGGTGTACTCGTTTGCGATGAAGTAGATGCCGCCGCGCCACTGAATCGCGCGCACGTCGCCGGCTTTGATGCCGCGTTCGGCGTTCGCTTCGAGCAGATCCGCCGGCAACTGGTCGTAGCTTTGCACCACCATCAGCCGCGGCCGCGTTTGGAACTCCCGCAGGATGCGGTTAACTTCGGCGCGCACCTCGCGCTCACCGAGCTTGCCGGCCTGCTTGCCATCGGTGCGGCGGAACATCGGATCAACAACATTGTTGCGTTCCTGCTCTGTGACAGGACTGCCATCCACATGAGTGATCTTGATTATCGAATCATCGAACACCACTAGGTTGCGCGTCCCGCCGCTCTTGCCACGCGATCCTTCATCCTTGTAACGCAGCCCGTGAATTCCAAGCGACGATAGATACTTGGATGCCGCATGATCATCTGAGTACCTGATTGGGTACGTTTTATCTCCACTGCCACCCTGGCGAGTGCCGCCTAATTCGTAGGCAAGGAAGGCATAGATACCCGAACCGCGCATCTCACTGTTGCGCGTTTCCATCGGCGCCGCGAAGTCGTTCAGATTGTCCTTGTACCGTTTGAACACGCCGGCATTCTTCAGAATCTGCTTTACATGATCCGGCTGCTTGGACCATTCGGCATCCCAGTCGAGCATGGCAGCCACAGCCATGTCATCGATATCCACTGCGTAAAGCGATCCACGTTCAACCTTGATGTCTTTCTTCTTATGGTTCCGCACGAAACCATTCAGTCGCGTCCAATACTCGGATGCAGAAAGTCCAACTTTCTGGGCGGTCTCCTCCATACCTGGATTGCCTTCGTACTCTGACAACCATCGGCGCGTAGCGGCTCGGATCTCTCGAAGATCATTGAACGCCACCAAGTTGGCGCCATGCCGCTCTGGACCATCCGGCAATTCCTTGCCATTCACGCTTAACCGAACGTGACTGGATGAGTCAGACAATCGTCGCTGATAATCTTCGGCAACCGCCTTGTTCTCTGCGAAGTACAGCCCCCACCCATAAGCAGCAGCGCCTTCACCGGTGCCAAAAGTGCCTTCATCGAGTTTGAATTTCCCGAAACGATGCGGCGAGCCGTGATATGCGCGATGCAGCATGAGATCGTTGCTGCGCGGATCGAAGGTGCCGCGGTTGCCGGTGGCGCTTTTGATCTGGGATGGCTCGAAAACCACGTAATGATCAGAGCGGATTGCCGCCAGCACGGGAGAATCCTCTATTTCCTTGAGGATCAAACCATCATGACCATCCCGACGCGCCGCATCTATGTGGTCCTGCACCTCACCGGTGGAGATCAGCCCACCAACCTTCACCACCAAAGGATTCTGCATGGACAGGAACACTGGGACCACGTTGGCGCCAGTCACGTCGTCTCGAACGGCGTCCATCTCAATGGTTTCCCACTGCTCCATAAGCCTTTCGTAGCGATCCCAGTTTCTCGCGGCCTCGGATTTTTTGATGTCGGCTTGCAGCTTCGCGATCTTTTTCTCGTGATTTGAGAGATCAGCAACTTGCTTGCGAGCGGCTGAATCCGCATACAGGGAAGCTTCCTTGTTGTCGCTGGTGAAATAGAACGCCGTGGCGCTATGCGCCTTGGTCATTGATCCAAGACGTTCTTTATCGAAGCTCTCGAAAGACTGGTTCGTGCCGTGATACACGCGCAGCGGTTCGCCGTTCGCATCTACCACCTTGGACTTGCCGAACCACTTTTTGAAGGCGGGCGTGGCAGTCTGGTCGGCGCGCTCGAACATCGGCTTCTGTCCTTGCGGCGCTGCCTCTTCTTCTGGGATCTCGTCCGGCACCTCCTCGCGCGCCATCCTGGCGGCTTCCATCTCGGAAACTCCTTGATCGCGCTCAAACTTCTTTATGAGCTTCAGATGTTCCTGCGCCAGCAACGACGTCACATCATAAAAGCTGGTTGGATTCTCGTACTGCTCCAGCTTCAACGCCTTGTGGCGCTCGGCTCCAGCAATGGCTTCGCGCTTGGTTGGAAATGACTGGCCCGCAGTGCCGTAGTAGGTGTCGTAGATCCAGTCACGACCGCTCTTTCGAACAGCCGCAACCGGGTCATACGCGATGATCTTGGCCTTATCGAGACCCATCAGCTTTCTAATGCGGTCAGCCGCCGACATCATCCGCTTCGCCGGTTTCGGCTTGTCCTCGACATCGGCCTGCTTGCGCGACTCGCTGAACATATCGTCTGGCTTGCCGGTCTCCACAGACTCCTGGCCGCTGTTGCGGCGCCGATCCTTCTCCGCCTCGATGCGCTTCAGCGCGGTCTTCACTGAGTTGGCGTCCCCGAACATGTCGCCCTGGCCCTTGCCAGTTCGCTCGGCCATGGGAGCATCGGACTTGAACACGTAGTCCTTGCTGCCGCGCTTATGCGCCAGCCCGCGCTGCACGAACGAATCCCATAACGCAATCGCATCCTCCGACAGCTCGTGAACCGTCTCACCAGTAGATAGCTTTCGCGGCTGCGTCGAACGCAACGGCTTGCCTGTCTTCTTCAGGCTTTCGCGATTCATGTCTTCGTAGAATCTGGATGCAATCCCCTGCCTGCGTAGTTCATCAGGGATCAGCGCATTGCGAACGATGTAGCCGCCCTTGTCCTTGAGCACCGTGAACATGTTGGCGCGTCGAACCTTATGCGGATCGCGCACAACGTCATACACCGAGAAGCTGCCCTCTTCGGTCTTAAAATCGCGCTGCTTATGAATCTTTGGGCCGCCGGTGCGCTCGAACATCGGCTCATCGGAGCGCACGCCGCGGCCGGTTGGGATCGCCGGCTCATTCGCATCCTGCTGCTGCTGGCTCTCCATCTGCAGCGCCATGCGCTCCAAGCGCCGCTCGAAGGCGTCCAGTTCGGCGTCCGTCATGCCGCCTGGATCGTCGTTCAACTGGGCACCGAGCCGCGCGACCTCTGCGTCATCGGCGTCCATGCGGTCCAACATGCTCTTCACATGCCGCGTCTCAGCCGCGTTCAGCTTCTCCCCGGCGATCGCCTTGGTGACAGCGACCGTGGTTGCCTTGCCTGCGGAGTTGCCAGGCAGCGGCGCTTCACGCTGCACCGAGGCGAACCACTCCTCATGCGGTAACCATTTGGTGCGGTTGAGCACTTGTGGATTCACCGAATCCTCATCCGTGATCGCACGCCCACCGATTTCCTGCCAACCAGCGCGCGTCGCCATGCTGCGCAACTGGTCGGCGCGCTTCGGAATTCTCTCGTCGTGTTGGACTTCTGCAGGTCGCGCAACTTCCGGTTTTGTCACCGCACTTGCGGTGCCTCTTACCGCAGTTGCGGTGGCCGGCTCCGATGCAAGAGGCTTCTTCCATGCAACTGGCTTCTTCGTGGCACCGGTGCGGACCCACTGCTTGAACTTATCCACAGGCATTGGGGTGACGGCACCCATGCCCCGCCAGCCCTTGGGATAGTGGGCGAGGTACAGTTTCTCGGCCGCCTGCTGGGATGGTGCGGCCAGAACGATCTTGGCTTCGTCATAGCGCCGTCCGTCGGGCGTCAACTGGTCAATCACGTAGACGGTATCGGAGTCCGGCTGATCGCCCATGTAGACGTCGACCGCATCCCCGTCCTTCGCCTCGGTGCGTGAGATGTAGCCATAGTCGCTGGCCATCGTTCTGGTCCAAGACTTGCCGCTGGCGTCGGTCCCGGATCGCCGCGAGCCCTTCAGGTTCTCGATGCGGATCGGCAGGCCCTGCCATGTGATGGCGGGCTTCTTGTAGTTCCCGGCTTCCTTCTGCCCATCGGTCGGCTGGGCCGGCGCTTCCACCGGTTGACCCAGAACCATGGCTGCTGGCTTGACCGTCGATGCTGCTGCTGAGATTGGCTTCTGGCCTGCCATTGGTGAAGGCTTCTGCGTGCGCGTCTCTGGCGGCTTCTGCGTGGCTCTGGATGCCACATCCGCCCGCACGTTCCTAACTTCCTCTCGCGCCATGTCAGCGCTGCCGTACCAAGCCACCGGGCTATCGTTGATCGCCACCCCGTGCAGGCCATCGGGACTTTGGACGTAGGTGATGTCGCGCGGCTTGGTATCCTGGCGAACATTCACCTCGATCGCGTGGTGCTTGGCCTTTATCAGCTCACGGCGCTGCGCCATGGTCGGTTTCTCGGGCTCGGTGCCAGGCGAACCGATGACGGCGGCCGGCGGCCCTGCACCAGGTTCCTCGATCTCAACGTCGGCGAGTTCCTCATCCACGGCGAGCTCATCATCCTGACGCCGGAACTCCTCCATTGGATCGGTCTGTAGGGTGATCTCTTCCGGTGGGGTCTCATCCACCCGGATCTCACCAGGTAGCATCTCGCCATCACCCTCGATCGTGATGTCCTCGCCGGCAGGTTCTTCATCCACCTGCATGGCGACGTCCGTCAGCACCGGCGGCTCAACGTCGATCTGCGGCTGCTCAATGGCGGGCTCGCGGGCCTGAGCGCGGGCGTTGGCTTGGTCGATCACCAATCCCATCAGCCCCGATGCGGTGAGCTGGGCGCCAGCGCCAACGATCGTCGCAGCCGTTGTGTCCTTCAGCGCCTGCTTGATGTCCGCCATGGTGACGTCATCGCGCAGCTGCAGCCGGTAGTCATCGGCGATTTGCGCCGCGGTGGAGACGTTCTCCCCGAGCACGTCCTGCACTAAAAACTCGGCAGCACGCTTCGCGAAAGGCGATCGCTTGGCCAGCGTGCCCAGCGGAATCGCTTCCGTCAGGCCCTGAAGTCCTCCAAGATACGCGGCGCTCAGCGCTGACTCGCCCTCGCTCTTGCCGATTGCCCGCAGCTCTCCATAGCGCTGCGCGCCCGACATCCCGCCCAGGGCGACCAGCGCTGGCACCTGCCCGCCGGGGATCATGGACCCAGCCGTCACGATCGGAATCGTCACCGCGGCGCTGGTGAGCCCTGACTGCACTGCCCGCTCCACCGGGCCGGCATCGACAGGAAGTGCTGCCTGTGCCTCGGCGCTGGCGCGGCGCGTGGTTCGCGCAGCCCGTCCTTGCTCCATCTCCCCAGCGAAGGCGCGGTCAGAGGCGCCCTGAATCGCAGCCTGCTGCTGCGCGCCGAACCGCGAGGCTTGTGCTTGCGAGTCGTGCAGACGCTCTGCGTAGCGCGTAGCGGCTTGCGGTGAGTCGAACTTGCCCAGGTGCTGGCCGGTGCGCCGGTACTGCTCGATCGCCTCATCGTTGCTCAGGATGCGTCCATCATCCGAAACGGTCGGCACAAGGATCTCACCGTCATCGGTACCAAAGGACATCGACCGCACCGTGCTCACGGATCCATCAGCGTTTCGAACCTGCGGACGGTGTGCCAAATCGATGTTGCCCGCCTCGATCAGTCCTGGTGCCGATCCGGATGGCGCACCGTCGGGTGTAAACGCTGGATCCTGATATGACTGTTCGGCCGCCAGCGCCATACGCGTGTTGGTGTCTGCGAACCCACGGCGGATGCCCGCACCGGTCCCTTTCAATATCGCCAGCGCGCCGCGGCCCACGACGCCAGGGGTGCGCTGGATGGCGCGCATTGTGGTGTCATCCGTGCCTTGAATCGATGACGGCAGGCCGCCCTCCTTGCCCATGCGCGCCATGGATCCAGTCTCAGGCACGGCTTGCGCGAGCGCCGCGCCCATCGCCATCTGGGTGCGGTTGAGCTTCGGATCGGTCGCCGCCCGCGTCATTGGCCCGCGCTGGCGGAAGTCCCCGGGCAATCCCACCTTGGTGGCGAAGTCCTGGAACGGGACGTCGGCGTAGTGGGTCTGGTGCAGCTTCGCGGCGAAGTCCTGGTCCGGCAGGTCAGCGTAGGGGTCGACGCCACCGTTCTGTGCCGCGAGCGACTGCCGGTATTCGCCGATATTCATCAGCAGGATTCCATGCGCCCGGAGCGAAAGAACCCATGCCAGTGACCGTGGGTATGCACTGACGGATTCAGTGTCGGCTTATCCTCATTTCCATCCCAGCCCCATGATGGCTGCGGCAAGACTCCCTCGGGTAAAGGCCGAATAGAGATGTCGATGAAGCATCCATCTGGCAATCGACACGCAAGCCAAGTGCCGCCATCCTCAAGGCGAATGCAAAACGATCCCGGGCCGTCAGCCAGTACGGCATCTTCATCGGCCACGCGGACCATGTCGCAACTAGCTTTGTTGTAGTTTTCCTCGCTCATCGGATGCCCAACGGATCGTCCTGCTTGGGCAGCATCGGCTGATCGCGCTGGTCAAGCTCGGTGTCTGCGCCGTAGGTAAATTCTATGTATGCATCGGCGATCTTCCGTGCCCGCTTCTCGTCGCCGAAGTTGCTGGTCATCGCCGTCTTGAACACGGCCAGATGGTCCTTCCGGGGATCACCAGAAGCCTGCTTGTAGGCGATGCGCATGGCGAGTTCTTGCGGCAGACCCAGCTTGATCAGGTGCTCGAAGCGCTTCTCCTCAACCGGCCGGCTGTCACGGATCGCGCCGCCGCGGGCACCCATGGTCGGGTCCTGCCGCAGCGTCTTGCCGGTCTCAGGCGATTTAAGCGCCGACAGCGCGCCGCCGCGCGTGCGTCCCATCTTGCCCTCCGTCGTGTCCATGACATCAACGATCTCACCCGGCCGGGCCTGCAGGTCTGTCGTGCGTGCATCAACCTGTTGAATATCTGCTGCTTCTTTGAGCGCGGCGCCACGGTTGCCAAGCTCTTTCAGCTCAGCCGCCCGGCCGGCATCAGCGCCAGCCAGCGCCTGGTTGTAGGCGACCTGTTCCCCATAGCGGTTCGCCTGCTGGCCGCGTACCGTGTCGTGGAAGGCGCTCGCAAGCGCTTGGGTCGTATCACCCCCTGATTCTTGCGGAGAGGAAGCGCGCATCAGGTTCAGTCCGAACTCCATCAACATGTCGAACTTGTCGCGCCGGGAGAGCTTGCGCCGCGGATCGGGCCGGTCCCCGATGTCCTCCTGCACCTTGTTCCACTTCGCGTTGATCGAGCCGTACTGCTTCTCCCACCAGTCCATGTACTCGGTCTGGCTGGAGCGGTCCATGGCATCCATGACTTCCGGAAAGCTCTTGGCATTCGTCAACTTTTCCTCATCGACCTTCGGCTGCCAATCAGCCGGGCCGGTGGGGATCTTCTGCTTTTGCTGCGACTGTGGCAGACCCTGCTGGCCGAAGGGTCCACCGAACGCTGGCTGCTGATCCTGACGCGGTGCACGGCGCGCCGCTGGTTGCAGAGCAGCTCCACGCACTGGCTGGCCGAACTGCTGGCCCACAACGCCCCTCGTATCCGTCGCCGAATTGGGCACTCCGCCACCTGTCGGCGGCGCAGCAGGCTCACCCTCATCATCCACCCATGGACCTTCCCCAGACTCCGTGAACGGCGGGGGCATCTGGCCCGGTACCTTCATCAAGGCCCGTCCGTTGGACAATTGGGGTACCCCAGACATTTCCTGAGCGCGCCGTACGTAAGATCCATCATCTGGCGCAGGTAAAAGCCCACGTGCGCTCACCGTCTGCCGCAGTCGCTCCCGGTACTCGTCCGGATTCCAATAGTCGTTGATCGGCATGACTAGCTCACTCCCGCAGCGCTGGCAGCGTCCGCTGATGGCGATGGTGTTGGTGTATAGCCGGTGTCGGCTTGCTGCCCGCCGTAGTACCCCACGATGGTCGACAGAGCGCCCAGCATGGCCGCCGTCTTGCTGCCGCCAGCTGGGTTGTAGGTTTGCGTGCCCCCCTGGCTCCCGGCGCCCATCGCTGCGAGCAGCGGTTGCAGGTTGTTCACGCTCCAATCCCGGTTTTCGATGAACTGCTGGTAGTCGAAGTCGAGGTCGGCTTGCTCGAGCAGTCGGCCGGTCTGCCCGGTCCTGAGCAAATCGGTGATCTGGGACGAGTTCAGGTTGGCGATGTCACCGCCGACGGCCCGGTACGCGTCTGCTGACTGCAGCCGGCGCTGATTGTCCGACATCCATGTGTTGACAGCCTGGCCATAGGCTTGGGAGTAGCCCTTCGAGGTGATGTCACCGACGGTGTCCAGATGCCGGCCCGTCTCCGCGGACTCCAACAGCGTCGCCCGATCCCCGCCGAACGCCCCGACCTTGGCGGAATTTGCCTTCAGCGCCGCCTGCCGGCCTGAGTACGCTTCGTTTTCCTTCTTCAGTGCCTGGTCAACCACCCCGCCGATGTACGGGTCCATGTACTTCTTGGCGGTCTCCGAGTTCCACGTGGAACCAGCCGCCTCATCCGTCAGCGCACCGGCCTTGTCCAGATACCGGCGTGAGTCACCGGACAGTGCGGCGCCGGTGGCCATCTGGGTGCCTAGTTGCTCGTTCGGGGATAGGCCAGCCACCCGCGTGCCTTCGAATGGCGTGTACGGACGGTTGGCGATCTCCTTGCCGCGACCGACAGCGAACTGCCCGGCATCGCTGATGTAGCCAGGCGGGGCGTAGGAGGTGGATGCCCCCTTCGGCCCCTTGCCTTGGTTGTAGGCGCTGTATGCGGAGGTCGCCAGCGCGCCGGCCGCTATAACTGTGGTTGCGGCTGACATGACATCACCTTGGTAAAGGCCCGTTCGGACGGGCGATAGCCATCGCAGAGGTAGAACTTCTCGATACGTTCGGCGTTCTCGCCTTCCAGCAGCAGCATGCTCAACCAAGAGCATCCGGCTTGAGAGACGCCCAGCTCAATCGCACGCAGCAGGCGAATGGCGGCGCGTGTGGTTCGATAATCCGGCTCGACCCACCAAAACATCTCCTGGGCGATGCGGTGCGAATCGTTGAAATACAGCGGTGCGAAGAGTCCGCCGATTCCACCCACGATCCGACCCGCATCATCGGCCACGTACAGCAAGCGCTGCTGACGCATGATCGGCAGCCAGCGCAGCATCGATTCAGGCGAGTACGGAATATCGCGATATGCCGTTGTCTCGTAGAAGTGCTGGCCCACCGCAGCGATGGCATGGAAGTCAGCAGCGGTGGCCTCGCGAATAATCATGGAACGCCGACCACGTTGGCGACGCATACCAGCCGGCCGTCAACGGCATCCTTACCAAAGCCCCCCACAGGTTCGGCGTTATGCATCAGGAACGAGTCGTAGATGAAGGCCCGGTTCTTCTTCATCGGGCAGTGCATCACGGTTTCCCATGCGCCCTGGTCGTTGCCATCGCGCTGCCACAGTGCTTCCTCTTCCTTGGTCGTGGGCGTGCGCGCCAGCCCAGTGGCTTTGTGGCGTCGCAGGCTGGTGCCACCGCGGCAATCCTTCTCTTCGTTGAGGTACAGCACCATCGTCCACTGCCCGATGTTCGAATCGGTGTGGACGCTGTGATAGACAGGGGTGCCTTCGATCGACAAGCGCAGGTAGATGAACTCACCAGTCACCTTGACGCCCAGCACCTGCGAGAGCTTGAAGAAGACTTCGCCCACGAGCTGCGGTGGCAGCGGGTGATTGATCAGCGGATACATGACCCCTTCGACGGGGTTCAAATGGTCTTTGAATTCGGCCGTCCTGGCGTACTCGCGGACCGCATCCGGGTAATCCAGGAAATCATCGATCACTAGAGCATATGGCACCATGAAGTCACCTGTTTGGTATGAGTGAACGGAACGCTGGTATCCGTCACATCATCACCGATCATCGGCGAGCTTCACAGCTATCACGGGTGTCACATCTAACTGAAGCCTGCGTCCCGGCGCGCAGGCTCAGTGGGGCATCAGGCGAGTGCTGCGCGCGCGAGTTCCTGGTTAGCCAATTCAGCTTCCACGGCCTTCGCTCTTTCGACGACTGCGGCTTCCGCTTCCTTTACCTTCGCAGCCTGCGCGGCGGCTTCGATCTCTGCGGGCGACGGGGCTGCCAACTTCGGCTGGGTCGTCTCACGCTTCACCAGTTCCACGGCGCGTTGATAGTTGATCGCCTCGCGCACGGCCTGTTCCATGTTGACGGCCTGCGGCTTGGCGTTCTTCAGGAAGGCGTGCAGCAACTGTGCTTCGGTGGGCGTGAACATCGAATCTCCTTGGAAGGTGGATCACTGGTCCGGCCGAGTGTAGCCGCAGGCTGACGCGCCGTCACCATCTCACTCAGTCGATGACCGTGGTGTCATCCCCGGTTCGACGCCAAGCAACCCCGTCATCGTATACCAGCGTTCCCGTGCCATTGCCGGTGGTCTCCCCGACCTTCACCCCATCGATGGCGAAGGCGAGGATAAGCGCGCTGGCGCCTGGCGTGGGCAGATCGGCCACTGCATAGCTCGGAACCGCGGTAGAGCCGACCAACACCTGCTCGCCGTTGTGTAGCAACGCTGGCGTCTGGAAGTCCACCCCAGTGTCCTCATGCGCCACCAGCCCGCCTTCCCAATCGACATAGAACTGCCCGTAGCAGTGCAGCCGGCCGTAGTCAGCATTGTGGGTCAGGTAGAGCGTGTTCGATGGTCCCAGTACCAGCCGGCGCTCGTAGTCTGGCAGCACTACCGAGCCGCGGAACGTAGACACCTGCTGTGCATCGTTGCCGTAGATGGTCTCTTCTATCACCGCATCATCGGTGCGGATCACCCGGCGCGCATCGGTCAGTGTCGCCTCGTCATCGCTCACTAGGGACTCGACCAAGTCGCCCTCGCTGGATAGGCGCCACTGCTTGAGCCCTGCAGCTTGTGAGGTGTCGCGCAGATCCAGGTACGCCGCACTGCCCATCTCCACCCGCAGACGCGCGCTGAACGTCCATGGCCCACTGATGGTCTCGGTACCAGCGTGTAACGGATATTGGGAGTGCGGATCCCCGTTCGTCAGCCCAGCTAGTTCGTTATGTGTGATCTGCGCTTCGACAATCTCGATAGAGCCTGGGGTGAAGGCCAAGCCTGGCCCGAGGGTGCGCCACACGTTCGCGTTGATCGATTCGCCCCACGTGAAAAGCGCATCGGCACCAGGATCGCCCAAGCCGCCCAAGCTGATCGCACGCATCGAGTAATAGCCATTCCAGAACTGCAGCACCTGTCCGTGGGCTGGAGATACGAACGTCGCTGGATCGGTTTGCGCAAGTTCAGCGAAGGCCAGCAACGCAAACCGCGCGTTGTCGACGGCGAACGCTTTGAGTACTTGGCCAGGTGTCAATCCGCTGGTCGTGTGGCTCTCACCGATGCCCGTCGTGGTGGCCAGCACATGGTCTGCCAGATCATCAGATCCGCCCGCCGAGACTATGGCATTGACTTGCCCGATCAGCGCATTCACGGCCGCCTGTAAGCGCCGCAATTCGTCGGCCAAGCGGCGAGCCTTCTCACCGTTGTACTGGTTGTCGAACTGAATATGCGTGAGTGGAATCTGATCGGTCACAACGCATACTCAAACTCGCCCAAGTGTCGCAACCGCAATGAAAGGGCGTAGTCCATCCACACCTCCATCCCAAGCGATCGAGCGCGATCACAAAAATCGTAGTCCTGTGTCGTGATGTCCTCGGTTCCGGGAACGAATGGATTGCGATACCACGGCAGATCCAGCTTTTCGTACACGCTGGTGCGCACCAGCAGCATCCCGCCCGGCAGCCGCGCTACTTGGCGCATCAGTGCGTCCGAAGGATCCGGTAACTCCGTATGTGCCGGTGCGTGCGGATGCCGACGCTGCCGATACGTGGCGCCGACGATATCCTTGTCATGGCTCAGAAAAGTGCCAAGCACGTCCGATGGAAATCGCATATCGCTATCCAGCCATAGGATGTGCGTTGCATTCGCTTCCAGCGCCGCGCGCACGATGCTGTTGCGACCGCGCTCGATCGATGTTGCCCGGATATCGGCAGGCACCAAGCCGATGCGATTGATGAAGCAGTAATACAGCATCTCGCCATAGCAGATCGTGAATCCCTTGTGGACCATGTCGCCTGAAGGCATCCCAATGATGATCTTCATCCGATCACCGAGACTCGCGTGAAGCGATGGACCAGTTTGCTATCTGCAAGTCCTAATCCGTCTACTGTGACGCGAAGCTGCACATCCTGGACAGCAGTCATATCGATAGAGGTCGTGTTGTTTATGAACGGATCTAAGGTTCCATCCATGTGCATTCCCGTGCTACCCAAAATCCCACTGCTTTCGTTCGCACGGAATTCGTAATATCGCGCTTCGTTGTACTGAAGATTCGCTGAGTTCAATGCCTGTATACGTGACTCAAGTTTGAGCATTCCAGTGAACGGAGCTGCACCGGAACCTTTACTTACTGGTATTGCCATAACACCGATGTTTACTCCACCCACGCGGTGTGAAAGCTGCATTGTGGTGAAATCTGAAGCTATGTCAGTGCCTTCTTGGACATAGGAAACATACGATTCAAGCAGCAGCTGCTGAGTAGGTCCCAGTGAGTTAGCCGGCATGGAAAAAGTTGACAAAACCACAGGGCTGGAAACATTAGATGCGGCCTCAGTCGCAGTGAAGTCGATGTTCAGAACGGTATAGTCACCGCCGCCACCGAACGCAGAGGCTGGCGCACGCCGGCTTTCTCCTCCTTGCACAACCTCCAATTCTTCCGTGCCAGCCAGCGGCAGCGTCGCTGCATCCATCTCAGATATTTTTACGTTTGCCATTACAGTTCCTCAACGATGCGGCGATCAGTGGTTTCTTCTACTTCGCGCGGGCGGCCATCCTCTGAGATGCGAAAGAACGGCAGCGTCTCGATGTTCGATGTGTCTGAGTCCAGCCCTTGCGTGTCGCGCGTAATGATGTGGTACGCGTAAGTGTTCGCATCTCCATCCACGGCAACATCAACGTAGGTACGTGGATCTGCCGCGGGCACAGCGATCAGGAATGAACGCGCTCCACCGTTCACGCCGCGAAAGATCCGATACTCCAGCAGCGGATTCAACCCAACTGCAGCGGCAGTCCATGTGAGGGTAATAGATTCCATAGATTTTCAGCGATCTACGCCTAATGCGCCGCCGAAGTCGGCACCGACACTCATCATGCCGGTAATGGCGCAGCCGCGCATATCGGCACCGCGAAAGTTTCCGCAACTGCTATCCGCTTGATCAAGCTTCATCCCTCGCATGTCGGCGCCACGGGCGTTTATGTATCGCAAGATGGCGCGACTCGCATCAGCCAACGACAGGTTTATGCCAGCCATATACGCGCCCTCAAAGTTGGCGTCGCACAGCCGAGCTTTTGAGAAATCCGCCGCGCGCAGATCAGCGTGTCGAAAGACACCCCCGTTGAGATTCGCATTGTGCAGGTTAGCGGCCGGCAAACTGGCGTATGACAGATCAACGCCTTCGTGAATCGCACTCGTGACGCACTCGATGAGCGACTGCGCGACGCGCTCATACAGTACTTTCCCTAGCTGGTGGCGATGAAGGATCTGATAGTTCTTCATGGTGAGAACTCGATCGTATATTCTCCCAGATCATCGAACAGCACAGCGCCCGCATTCCATTCCCAAAACGACTGGTCACCACCGAAGTGCTGGAAGAAGCTGGCAGCAGATGAGAGGAACGTCCTTGGGACATCGTCCTTGTCGATGAAAGACACGCTGGAGAAAATCGATTGCGCTGGTGCTGGAGAACCCGCGATTGAAATCGAAAATACCTGCGACCCGGGCGTCATCGATTGCAGAGCCACCAATGTTAAATTCAAGGTGCCCAGCATGGCGTTGATATCTCCGCTCCATGTTCCTCTCACATCTGTGCAGTATGTGTAGTAGAGCGATGGCAATGGATTATCAGATACGAATCCTAATGCCGTGGCAGTACATCCGGTAGCTGCAATCAGGTTGAACTCTGCTACTGGCGTGTCTGGTCCTTCATATTCTGCGCTCAACACTACAGCTCCCGGCGGTATTTGAATAATCGCTTTACCGGTGCGGCCGCCATAGGTCGTAACCAATACCTGAAACGTGCCAAGCCTGAAGTCATCGCCAGCAAAGCCCGCACTGTACAGACGTAGCGCGATTTGCGATCCCTTCTGCCTCACGCCAACATCTGTCGTGGCTGTGGTGATGATGTATGGACCCTTGTCTCTGTACGTGGCCTCGCGCGGATAAGCCTTCGCGCGCAGCAGCATGTTCATCCGGCCAGACATCCGGTCGAAGTTCGGCGTGATGGCGTTGATCAGCATTACGGCATCTGAGCCACCGACGTGATTGTCGAAGGACTCCAGGAACCAGTCCTGCGGCGTCGTGGTCTCGCCCTCAACTTCATCTTTTCCCACCTCGTGCTTGTACAGGTAGCCACCGTTCACGGCATACGGATTGGTCTTGTGGCCGGTGATCACCTCGGACACGTCATGGTAGGCCGTGCGCGTCATCTGCCCGTGATACCAGCAAGCACCCGTTGGGCTGTAGTTGAACGTCACATAGCGGATCGTGTCGGCCATGGTCGGGTAGAACCACGTCACCTCGTTCTTCGCCATGTACGAGGCGCAGTAGACGCCTTCGGCTTGCGTGCGATCGAAGTCGCCCTCGACGTTGCGATCCTCATCTCCGAAGATCCGGGTATGGACATCACATTCCAAGACACGCAGTGTCCCGTCGTAAATCATGAAGTCATCGAACACCATGAAGAACACGACGCCATTCACGTCCACCGCAGCGTTAGGCCCAACGATCTTGCATGCTCCCAATGGATTGAACCCGAAGATGTCCGATGGGCCGATGAACGGCATGGCGTACATCTGCGTGTCTGACCACAGGTAATTCTGCGAGCGGCTTTTCACTGCGGCGATCAGGCGCGAGCCGTAGTCCAGGCGCTTGCCACCAGCGGTGTTCAGCGCACTGGCAATCCAGACGTCGAAGTTCTCCTGTTCGCACCAGCGCACGCGCATCGGATCGGCAACACCGTCTAGACCAGAGCAGCCGACCGCGATCAGGTAGCGATTCTCAGGATTGACCAAGATGCGCTGGATGTCCGTGGGCGCGTTCGTCACCAGCGTGGCGCGCGAGTTCGGTCCGTTGGTCTTGTCCCACCAGTACAACTCGCCGTTGATGTAACTAACCACCAGATCCTCGCCCCAGTTGTCCAGCGACCAAGTACGCATCTTCGCCGGCACGCCAGTTCCGACTGCTCGAG